GGCGATCGAGGCGCCACCGGCGAGGCCGGCCAGGTCGAGCAGGATCACGCCCGCCGCGGCCGCGGCGCACTGTAGAAGCTTCAGCATGGTGGTGTCCTCAGAAACGGCGCAGGCCTCGGTCTTCGTAGACCGAGCGCGTGGCCCGCGGGTTGCGCTCCATCAGCACGGCGGCGTCGAGCAGGGCCATCAGCGGATCAATCTTGGCGACACCGGAGGCCTGCTTGGTGATCAGGAAGGCGTTGCGGGTCGGCTCGACCTTCGCGTTGGCCACCGCCCAGTTCAGCAGGCCCTGGCCGGCGTGAACGAACGAGCCGTCGATCAGCTTGCGCTCCACCGTCTTGATCGTCCCGGAGAGCTTGTAGCCCTGCGGGATGCCGTGAACGAGGCCGTTCTCCTCCGTCACCTCGATGTCGGCGAGCGCATCGACCAGCGCGCCAATGCCCAGCACGTCGAGACCGATGCCGCCGAACAGGCCCTCCTGCTTGATCTTTTCCACCAGGGCCACCACCCCGTCGATGTCCTGCGGGTAGTCGGTGATGACCGTCAGGTCCTGGTCCTTGACGAATCCCTCGTACCAGGTCGCGTTGGCCTTGCGTCGCGCGAGGGCCACCGGGTGCGCCCAGGCATGCGCCCAGGCAAGCCAGCGGCGGGTCACCTTTTCGCGGCCGATGGCGGCGAAGCCGAACAGATCGTCGGCGCCGCCGCCGTCGGCGCCGCAGGTGACCACATCGCAGCGCTCAAGCAGCAGGCGCAGCACCGACAGCCGGCGGTCGACGTTCTGGGACCGCAACCAGTAGTCTGCGCCGGCCCAGCGGTCCGACCGCAGCGCCAGGCCGATCTCGATGTTCAGGTGCTTGGCCAGGAAGCCCCGAACCGACTCCTCGCCATCCTCCTGCGCCTGCTGAAACCCGCGCAGCAGGAACTCTTCGTCCACCGAGGTCCCGAGGTTGGGATTGGTGACGTAGAAGTAGGCCGGATCCTTGTGCTTCTCCGCCTTCAGCATCTCGGCCGGGAACTCGTACAGCACCGGCAAGAACTTTGGGTCCTCGATGCGGCCATCGCGCACGCCGCGGGCATAGAGCAGCTTGCTGCGGAATACCCCGCGCGGCGGCTCGTCCGACTGGGTCGTCAGGTAGATGACGAACCCTTCCGGCCGGCTGGCCAGGCCGCCGGTGGCCTCGCGCAGCATGTTCTCCGCCCCGTCTCGCTTGCCGAAGATCCAGAGCTCGTCCACCAGGATGCCGACGGCCTTCTTTCCGCCGACCGTGTCGTTGTCCGCCGCGACCACCTTCAGCGTCGCATTGGTCAAGCGGTGCGTGACCGTGCGGGTATGCTCCTGCACCAGCAGCAGGTCGGACAGCTCCGGATCCTTGCGGATCATGTCGCGCACCGGATCGAAGCTGTTCTTCGCGATTTCGATGGTCGGCGCGAGGATGATGAACTCGGCCGACTCCCGCCAGTTGAGTACCAGCGCGGTCAGCATGATGCCGGCCGCAGTGGTCGACTTCCCGTTCTTTTTGCTGATCAGGAGGAAGAACTCGTTGATCAGCCGACGGCCGGAGACCGGGTCGTAGGCGCCGAAGATCGACGCGACGAAGTCCTTCACCCACGGCCGCGCCGCTTCCGCCATGGTCGGACTGCCCGGGGCGTCGACCACGCGCAGCGCGTCGAAGACGTCCAAGGCGGCACGGGCTTCGTCAGGGAACAGCGGGGCGAACGGGATCAGGCTCTCGCGCGCCAGGATGCGCCGCTCCCAGTCCGGGCAAGCGGTGGACCAGACCGGCTCGCCGTCGAATGGTGCCGCCATCAGCCGTTGTCCACCACCAGCTTGGGCGGCGGCCGCGGAGCGAAGCGGCCGCGGCCGGCCTCAACCGCGGCCTCCTGCCGCTGCTCTTTCTTGCCCTTCTTGCCGGCGCCGCCGACCTCACCCAGGACGGCGATCGTCTGGGCGATCGTCTTGAGCGTCATCGCCCGGGCCGGCAGGGAGACGGCCTTGAGCATCGCCGACCGGCGCCGCGGGGAGGCGTCATCCTTCGTGTCCTCGTAGATCGCGTCCTCGACGTCGCCGAGTTGCGACGTCGTGGCGTCGAGTTCGTGCAGCAGGCGCTGCGCCAGGTCGCGGCTCAGTGCGACCGGATCGGCCGCCAGCTCCGGGTTCAGTGCCGGCGGCGGAAGCCGAGGGGCGTCCCGTTCGGGCGGCAGGACCTCCTGCTCGGGTTCGGACGCCGGTGCCGGCTTGGTACGCGGCTGGTGCGCAGGTGCGCAGTCGGTGCGCACCCACTTCGCCGCGGCCGCCTGCTTGCGGACAGCCGCTTCGGAGACCCCGTGCTTGGCGGCGATCCGACGGATCGACAAGCTTCCGGCCCGGTAATCGGCCTCGATGGCCGCCCAGTCTATGTCCTTGCGCTTCGCCATGGCCGGTCACCGCGCCCCGAAAGTGCGCACCTCAAATCGCCCGGCAGAAAAATTTTCTGCGCGTGAGACCCCGTCCGGTGCATCCCCAAACACACCAAAAAGTTGCTAAACCTCCCCACCCATATCAGAATGGTACCTGATCTGGTCGGGTGAACGGTTCCAGCCTCGCATAGACCTTGGCCCCCTTGGCATTGTTGCAGGACCGGCAGCAGCAAGCCGTGTTCTCGTAGGTGTGCCCACCTCCGCCGGCTATAGGCACGACGTGGTCAAGCTCTGGCGCACCAGGATCGGTGGTCCCACGTAGGTGCTTCGGAGTCGATCTCCCGCATTGGTAACAGCGCCAGCCATCCCGTTCGAAGACGAGTAGCGGGTCCACCGTCTCGGCAGGTAGCCCACGAAGGCGTGCCCGGCGCACACCGTTACTGGTCCGCTTGTTCCAAGCCTTGTTGCACTCCAACGAGCAGAAGAAGCGACGTCTGTACCCATACGCCGGGGTGAAGTTGGTACGACACTCCCGGCAGGGACGAGGATCAGCCATTTGTAGGCGGTACCTGCTGCGCGTCATCTCCAGTCTGCAAGCCGCAGAGCAAGCCTTCCGGTGCCCGCCCCCAGCGATCAGGCTGCCGCACACCACGCAGGGCTTGGGCACGCGCAGGGCGGCACGTTGGGCCGCAAGACGCTGATGGTATGCCTGCTTGGCCGCTGCCCGGCTGGCGTAGCGTCGCTGGGACACCGCTGAGCAGGCCCTTGAGCAGAACCTACCCTCGTTCGACTCCCCCTTCTTGGCTTTCCCACTGGGGCAGGACATGACGAAGGTGACGCCGCACCGCTCGCATGTCCTCGTCCGCGCCGCCAGGGCCGCGGCCGACCTGACCCAGTGCGCCAGCACCTTGCCGCAGGTCACCCCGCAGCTCACCGTGCCGTTGTCCGGCGTCCGGAACACCGTGCCGCAGATGGCGCAGTCCCGTTCGTACCGGGCCACCACGGGCCGGGGCGGTGCCGCTTCGGAGCGACACCGCACGCTGCAATAGGTCCGAGGTCGCCCCCGCCGGCCGATCGGCCGAAGGAACGAGGTGCCGCAGACGGGGCATTCCACTGCTTCGGTCAGCCCGTCAGCCACGGGCGATGATCCGATCCAAGTCCCCGATCAGCCGCCACAAGGCCCGCAGCCGGTAGTCGCGGGGCTGGTCGGGGGCAGCGGAGCGCCCTCCAGCACCGCCGCCTCAACCACCGGACCGCCGTCCAGCGCCGCCACGCAGTAGCGCAGCTTGATGGCGACACCCTGCAACGTGTTGGCCGGCAGGGTTGCCAGCCGATGGTCAGCGTTGAGCAGGAGCCGGTCAACCGACCGACGCCGGCCAGCGGATACGCCACTGGGTAGGGCAGCCTGTGCGAGGACCACTGTACGGTAGCGATCCCAGGCTTCTATGAGGCGTGTGTCAGCCGGGTGACGAGACATCGGCCCACTCTCCTTGCCGTGCCAACATGCATACGTTATGTTTCAGACATAACGCGTGCCATTTCAGCAGTCAAGTCCCACACATCACTAGCGATGTTTGAAACATGATAACGGCAAAGCAGATCAAGGCAGCCCGTCTGTTTCTCGACTGGGAGCAGCGCGACTTGGCAGAGCGGTCGGGGGTCTCACTCCCGACCATCCAACGCATGGAGAAGCTTGGCGTTGAGCGCAGCCAAGCAGGAAACGTCGATAAGGTTGTCCGAGCCCTTGAGGAGGGCGGCGTCCAGTTCATCTACTCCAACGGTGGTGGACCGGGCGTCCGGTTGCGTCACCCACCGTCCACCTAAGCCCCCCGAACCGCCGACGGCGGGCCTCGGCCGTCTTGCGGCCGTGACACCCGCCGACCTTGCCGTCGGGATGCGGCGTGCCGTTGCCGCCCGCGGCGGCGCACAGCAGCTGCACGTTGGCCGGGTCGAGGTCGGCCCCGCCGTCCCGGCGCTCGTGGATGTGGTCGCCGATCAGCCGCACCGGGCTGCCGTCGTCCTCGCGCGTCTTCCCGCACCGCTCGCAGCGCCGGCCGCGCAGGCCGATCAGCCGGTCCACCAGCTGGCGCCAGGGCGACGACACCAGGAGCTGGTCGGGCACCTTGGGTGCGGGACGCACGGTGCGCACATCGAGGGTGCCCAGGCGGGGCTTCAGGAGCCCCAGGCGGCGACCGGTGTCATTTGCCATGGTGTTACGTCCCAAACAGTACCGAAATTCGGTAGTTACTTGTTGACCTCTGTACCGAAATCCGGTAGTTTCTCTTCATCGCCAACGAGGAACCGACCGATGCCCTTCGATCCCGCCAAGAACGCCCTGAACATCCGGGACGATGGCATCGATCTGTCCTTCGGCGACCGCGTCATGCAGGACGGCAACGCCCTGCACATGCTCGATGACCGGATGAACTACGGCGAGGAGCGCTGGAACGTCCTCGGCATGGTCAACGGCGTCGTCTACCACCTGACCTACACCGACCGGGAAGACGGCTTCCGCTACATCTCCCTGCGGAAGGCGACGAAGCGGGAAGCCGAGTTCTACTACCGGGAGGCGCGGTAAGCGCCTCTTCACCCCCGACCCAGGAGCCCCACCATGGCAGACGAAATGACCGACGAAGCCCTGTCCAAGATGCGCCCAATGCCGCTCGCCAAGCGAGCCCGTGCGGTGACCGGCCTGACGCAGGCCGCGTTCTGCGAGCGCTTCGGCATTCCGCTGACCTGCCAGCGGGATTGGGAGCAGGGCCGGGCGTCTCCTCCCGAAGCATCGGCGTCCTACCTGACGGCGATCCTGCATGACCATGCGGCGGTCGCTGCAGCGTTCAACGCTGCGGCGGAGTAATGCGCCCTGCCCGAGTTTACGAATAACGCGGGGCACCCGGCCGGTGCGCACCGTGCGCACCAGCGCACCGGAGCTCGCGCCAGGCGGCCACCAGGGCTCGGCAGACCACCAGCCAAGCGACGAACAGCCCGATCGTGATGAGGACCTGGACGAGTGCGAACATGGCGGCCTCCTGTTTACGAATAATGCGCTGCATGGCCAGAGATCAGGCGTTCGCGAGATCGAGCGTAATCGATCGCCACGGGGATTCCTGGCTGTCCCGGCGGTAGAACCGGACGTAGGTCTTGGTGCCAGCGATCCTGATGCTGTCGGCGATCGCTTCCATCGCCCGCGCCCAACGGGGATCGTCAATGGAGACACGGCGCAAGGCGAAGATGCTTTCGCGCGATACCTGACCTTCCTTGTCGACGCGAAAGGCGTGGTCGACAAGAACACGGATATTCGCATTGGCGTCCTGGGACCAATCGCCGATGCATTCATCGATCAACGACTTGGCGACTTGCAGTTCCGGCCCGAAAGTCAGGTGGTCCGCAACGGCGACTTGGACCTTCAGCTTTCCGTCATAGGACGTGAAGGTGATGTTCCCCTTCCGGCCGCCCCGCGACGCGCCATACTGATCGGACAGGATCGCCAGGAAGGCGCCGACGTCCTCGAACACGCTGCCCTTGAAGCTGCGCAGCATTCCGCTGATGGATTCCGCCCGGTCGATCAGGCGACGCACCAGGTCATCCTCGAGCAGGTCGGCCGCCTTCACCAGGCGCGCCGGGATCATGCGCCCCTTCGCGTCCTCGTAGTACGCAGGCTGATCGTTGGAATCAGCCATCTGCGGGGCCTTCTGGGCAGCGTCCTGGGCCATGGTGCGCACCATTCCGAGTTTATGATAATGCCGATTTTCGCAAACTTGACCGCCAGCCAACGCCGGCGCGTACGCAGTTCCACCGATTGATCGGGCTCGGTTGTTGGTGCATTCCGTCGACATGACCGACGCACCGACCGAAGGCAAAGGCGCTCGCAGGCGCCGGTCGATCGCCAAACACCAGCGCGGACGCTGCTTCCTGTGCGGCCGGAAGCTGGACTTCGACCTGCGCCAGCCGCACCCAATGGCGCCCAGTCTGCATCACTTCATCCCGATCGGCCGCGGGGGGCCGAGCAGAACGGCACTCAACCACGTCATCGCGCACACCAGGTGCAATCAAGCGCAAGGGCGCGAGATGCCGACACCCTGGCAGTGGATGAAGTACGTCCTGGTCATGTGGCGGCGCGGCCTGGTTCGCTGGCGCTGATCACGACCCCGGCAGCCACCAGCGGAACGAGCTGGATGGCCCTGGCGTCTGCCGGACCGGCGCCGGTCTGTCGCCGCGGTCGCCCGCGATCTCCCCGCCGATCCAGACCAAGCCAAGCGCGGCCACACCACGACCTCGCAGCGCGTTGAGCCCCTCCTCGATGTGCCACCCGCTGGTGGCCACATCGTCGACCAGCAGCATCGGCCCAGGCGGGTCCGCCTGCCATTCCAGCGGCGGCAACTTGGCGAACTCCTTCGGGTGGCTGACACCCGCCACGAACCGGTCGGCCCACACCTGCAGGAAGGGTAGCTCCAGCTGGGCAGCGACGCGCTGCGCGAGCTGCTTGGCAAAGCAGTCCGGCCGACGGCTATGGCCACAGGGCACAGTTGTCACAGTCCACCCGGGCAACGCCCCGCCCAGCGTCCGAGCGACCACCGACACGTCGGCGGCCGCGGCGTCGAGGACCTCTGGTGCGCAGCAGCCCTTGGCGGCCTTCAGCGTACCGATGTCCGCCTTCTTGGCGTCGGCCCGCCACGACCGGGTGACGAGGTACGCCACGTCGTTTCGGCTGCGGAACGCCGGTCGCCAGACCAATGAACCGATTGCAGCATCACCTGGCGCCGAGACCATGAGGACACCTCATTCGTCGTCGCCGGCGATCATCTCGGCCATCTGGCCGGCCAGATCCTCCCGGGCATCGTCGTACCGCTCGAGGACGCGCACGTCCTTGTGCCGGGAGAACTTCTGCGCCGCCCGGATGTTGCCGCCGCTGCGGTCCAGCACCGTCGTGATGGCGGTATGCCGGAGCCCGTGAGGTCGGGTACGCACCCCGACCTCGGCGCCCAGCGCGCGCACGATCTGATAGACGGCCGTGCCGGTCAGCCGGCCGGAGCCCTTGCCAGCGGGGTCGAGCGAGCGGAAGAGCGGCCCCGGCCCATCGCCGCGGCGCCGCACCCACTCCAGCACCACCGCCAGCGTCGGCGCCGGCACCGTCACCAGCTCCTTCTGCCGGCGGCCCTTGCCCAGCACGGCAAGCGTGCCGGCGCTGGGATCGAGGTCCTCGATGTCGAGCGCCACCACCTCGCCGCGCCGCAGGCCGAGGTCATGCAGCAGCCGGACGATCGCCGCGTCGCGCAACCCCTTCAGCCCGCCATGGCCGGCCGCGGCCGCGGCCATGGCCTTGACCGTCTCCCGCCCCGGGCCCCGCGTATCACGGTAGAGCTCCGCCCCGACGTTCGGCACTTCCAGCTTCCACCCCACCAGGCCCAGCGCGTTGCCGAGCTGCACGAGGCTGCGCAGCGCCGACAGGCGCCGGTTTACGGTCGCGGGCGCGAGCGAGCGCTCGAGCATGTGCGCACGATAGGCCAGGGCGATCCCATTGGCGTCACCCTGCGGTGTGGCCAGCAGGCGGCGGGCGGCCTCCTCGGCATCGGCGACGCCGACGAAGGCCGCGAAGTCGGCCAGGTCGCGCTGGTAGGCGGCTTGGGTCCGTGCCGACCGGCCGGCCAGGAAGGCGTCCAGGATGCGCTCCTGGACGCGGGTGAGAGGCAGGGCGGGCGCCGTCGGCTGGGCTACAACGAGGTCGGTGTCAGCCATGGCGCCCCCCTGCCGCCGATCGCCGGGATCAGCCGGCGGCCAGCAGCTCCAGACAGGCCGGGTGGTTGGTGATGACGAGCTCGCCGACCGTCTTGCCGGCACCACCGCCGACCGTATAGGTCGTCGGCACGGCCGCCATGGCGAAGCCCGAGAACAGCTCCCTCACTTCGGGCCTGTCGTTGATGCTCAGAACGAAGCGCCCCTGCAGTGCAGCGAGCAGATCAGCCAGCGTTGCAAAGTCAGCGCGATCGAACAACCCGCGGCCGTAGTCGGCCTCGCAGCCCCAGTATGGCGGATCGAGGTAGAACAGCGTGTCCGGCCGATCGTAGCGCCTGATGAACTCCGCGTAGGGCAGCCGTTCGATCACGACGCCGGCGAGCCGCTCATGCACCGCCTCGAGGACGGCACCCAGCTTGGTGACGTCGAAGCGGGCCCCACCTCCCGGATCGACGCCGAAGGTGCGGCCGGCGACCTTGCCGCCGTAGCTGGTGCGCTGCAGGTAGAGGAACCGGGCGGCCCGCTCCAGGTCGGTCAGCGTGTCCGGGTCGCTGTCCATCAGCCGGTGAAACTCGGCCCGGCTGGTCAGCTTGTACTTCAGCTCGCCCATGAAGGCTTCGTAGTGCCGCTGAAGGATGCGGAACAGCGTCGCGACGTCGGTCGACCAGTCGTTGATCACCTCGGCCGGCGGCGCCTGGTCGCGCCGCAGGAAGATGCCGCCCATGCCGACGAACGGCTCCGCATAGCAGCGGTGGGGGATCGATGACAGCAGCGGCACGAGCCGGCGCGCGAGATTGCGCTTGCCGCCGATGTAGCCGGCGACAGGCGAGACCGGGCGGACGGCCCGGGTAGTGACCTCCATTCAATCACCTGCTGAGTTGCGCGGCCACGACGGCCGCGACGGGCCATACGGTGGGCGATACCTCGTTCCGGCTGCGGTTCGCAGCCTGGAACGGCAACGCCCGCCGCGGCAGAGGCCGGGCGGGCGCTATAGGTGCATCGTCCTATCAATATTGGCAAATAATCCTAGAAGTGTAAAGCGCCATGTTGCCCGGCATGGGCAATGGCGCCCTGAACGCAGAGTGTGGGGTTAGGTCACGCCCCGAGGAGCTTTCCAACGGGTGGCCGACTGGGGTGGAGGATCAGGCCGGATCCATCATCGGCCAGTTCCACCCGAGCGTCCGGGTAGGCGGCAGTGGCGGCTTCCAGGGCCTCCAGGAAGGGGCGCCGGAAGAACCGGGCCTCCTTGAACCCACCGCCAAACTGGCTGTGGAGCGCCGTCCAGGTGACCGGCGTCGGACGGTCGAGCACGTGGAGCCGATAAGCGAGCCACACGTAGATGTCGAGCGACATGGAGCGATCGCGCAGGTGCCGCACTGCCGTTTCGAGCAACGGCACTGGATGCTCCTTCGCAGCGCGGAAGAACACCTCGTCCAACACCACCGTGTCGTCGAAAAGCCGGGGCTGGGGGCCAATGTCGATGGAATCGCCAAAGAGGAGGCCGCGGCGCACGATGCCGCCCTTTTCAAAGCCGTTGGCGCCCTTCTCAGTCTCCCAGAAGAACCGCATGCTGCAAGCGGCGATCCTCATCGACTGTTCGCGAAATGCTTTCGCGGTTTCGCCTCCGACGGTGACGCCCATGGCTTCGAGCCAAGCCCGCATGGATCGGCCCAGCGCGATCTCCCTGCTATCCGTCCGCACCGCCTGGGTGATCAGGTAGATCAGGATCATGCGGGCACGAGCGCCGTAGGGTACGCCGTACAGCCGCAGTTGATTGCCGACCTGCAGGCGGCCGGGCTCGACCACCAGCTTTACCCGATGCCCCTGCCGCTCCCACAGCTGGTCGTCTGGAATCTTGCGATGGGGCAGCGCGGTGAGGCACAGGCCCGAATAGGTATAGCCCAGATCACCGCGTTCATCGCCGAGCACGCCGGCCGCGATGTTGACGATGTCCTCGCTGGCAAGCGAAAGGGCCGCTTGCTTGCCGTTCTGGACGATGAGCTTGTGTATCTCAGCCATGGCTTGCCAGTTGATGATGTTCTGGGCGTGGCGTCAAGTGTGGGGTTAGGTCACGGAACTACTTGAGACTAGTTGTTATCTATTCTAGTTGCTTCGTGACCTTACCCCACGGGATAACCCGAGTCGCCGCCGAGTCGTCGTGACCCAACCCCACGCTTTCGTGTCCTAACCCCACGGGATAACTGCGGACCCTGTGTGTGTCCTAACCCCACACGCGCCGACTCGCACCATCGTCGACTAGTAACGACGTTGGAACGCTGAGATATTGCGGCGTTGCGATGTTTCAGCGTTCCAACGTTTTAACGTCATGCTGCAGGGGCACGGAAGCTGAACAGGTTCAGCCCCATGCGCTCGAGAATGCGCAGCGCGAACGCCTTGCACTGCCCATTGATACGAGCGTTCGCCCCCTCTTCGGACACCAGCGTGATCAGACCGTTGATCTCTGGAAGGGGTGACATCAACCTTGACCCAAGGTCCCCCATGGCCTTTGTTAGCTCCTTCTCGGCCGCGGCCTTTGCCCAGGTCTGGGTTGGCCAGCGGTTCGGCAGGCCGTAGGCGTGGGATAGCCGCTGCAGATCGGCTACCGCTACACGGAGATCCTCGGCCGAGTGCAGGAACGGGATCACCGTCAGATCGGCAACCTTGCTCAACACGGCGTCCACTTCGGGGCGGCCGCCGCCGCCGTCGATCACCAGTACGACGTCGTCGCGGTTCGCCAGCTGGTCGATCACGCGAGCGAGTTGCCGGACCTCCCGTCCGTCGACAGTCGCATAGCGGCGGGAGTCGGCCGGCAGCACGAGGCGGCGCGGGTCGGTCGTAACGTGGATCGAGCGGACACCGTGCATCCCCAGGCCATGGCACAGAGCGTGGCTTGTGGTGGTCTTGCCGGAACCACCCTTATCGCCGGCGAAAACGACGGTACGGCTCACAGCGGAACCTCTTGGATCAGGGAAGCTGGAAAGTCGGGATCCGCGATGGCCCGGTCGATCAGGATCCGAATGACATCCTGTGGCGTGATGTTCGCCCCCGGACCACGAGAAGCCATCAGTTCGAAGGCAGCCCGCTTCAACGCGGCGTCCTGCTCGGCAGATACCCGCACTGTCAGAGGAACGAAGGTCGTACCGACCTTGCTGCGCCTACCGACCCGGCTCGTTGAAGCAGGAACAGGCGCCGGCCCGCTGGGGGCGGCGATCGGGGCGGAGCGGTCGAGCGCGCCTTCGCCGAGTTCGGCGAGCAGCGCTGCGCCAGACATCTTCTTTCGGACCATGTCACCCAACCTTGAAACGCTGAAATGTTTCGAGATTGGGAAATCTGAACGCTGAAACGTTTTAATGTCAACATCAAAGCGCCGAAACGTCGAAGCGTATCAACATTAAAACGTTTCAATACCAAATTGACGGCCTTTGCGCGGCCAATCGCCGCGAATGCGTGGCGTAGGCGGCGATCAAGATGGGATGACGTTAAAACGTTGCAATGTTGATACGCTGCAACATTGCAACGTCTCGTGATGCGGCATCCCTTCATGATCAGCCACCACACCACCGCCTGCAATCGGGCCGTCAGGCGTCACGGAATGCGAGGAAGCACGCCAGGGCGATCAGCAGACCGGCGACACCCCACTGGCCGAGCCCGGTGGCATACCAGGGCAATTGGTCGAGCCAGTGGTCGGCGAGTGACGTCCCGACAAGCGATGTGGGGATATGGGCGGCCTGGTACCCCCTTTCGGTCAAGGCTGGCCAGAGAGCAACCCAGCTTCCCCCGGCGATGGCTGCCAGCCACGCACCGATCCGACGGGCGTCGTCAGGTATCCATGCGCCCAGCGCGAAGCGGGAGAATGCAGATACGACGATCATCGCCATCAAGGCCCTGATGATGATGTTCGCGGCTGTGGAGAACCCGATGCCTATGGAACCTGATACCCACTGAATAAAAGACATGACTGCGGCGAAAGCGATGAATGCTAGGATGAATACACCAGCGGTCGCATTGTTCATTCGTCCCCCCATGATCGTACGAGCATGCGGGCCCCGGGCCAACCGCGTTTCCGATGATACCGTTCTCCGGTATCGCTTCCGTAACCGGCGGGCACCCATGCCCTTCATGCGCCTACCATAAGGGTGACAGGACTGTCACTCTTTAGCGTGTCGGATGCATCGGTGCTGGTCACCCTTCCAGAGTGACACCTTTGTCACTCTTCATTCCCGCTGCGGCAAGGCGCAGGGTGCCAATGCCGGAGGGTGGAACGATCGGACACCACGCCCCTGCGGTGGAGCTGGAGGAACCAATGCCCGAGGAAGTCAACGACCGGAACTCGCCCGGAAAAGAGAAGATCATCGCCCCGCCGAAGGGAGAGGGTGGTGCCGGAGACCGCGCGACCCCGGCGCCGAAGGCTGACACGAAGCCGACGCCGACGCCGCCCGTGAACCCGGCCGACCCTAACCTCAGGAAATGAGCAGCGTGGAAGGGTGACAGGATCGTCACCCTTCCACCGCCTCCCCGTTCAGGATTGCCACCAGGTCTTCGACCGCGCGCCGCTCCAGGGTCGCCACATGCGTGTGTGACCGTCCGATCGTCCGGGCGATCCGGCGCAACGACAGCCCCATGGCCACCCCGACCACGGCCTTCCGCTGGTCGACGTCGTCGAGCAGGAACAGCCACTGCAGCACGATGTCGAGCCGGCCGAGCGCGGCCGGCGACGGAACCAGCCGGATCCGGGGTGCGTCCCAGCCGTAGGCGAGGGCGGCCTGCCGGACCACGTCGGGCATGGAGGACCTCCACCCCCCGGGATGGTCGCTGGGGCACGTCCGCAGCGTCTCCATGGCCTCTGCCAGCCATTCCCGCACCAGGTCAGCGGTCCACCCGCCGGAACCGCTCCACGGGCCTTCCAGCGCCGGATCGCCCGGCGCCGGCCGCCACGGCTCCACGGCCTCGGCGACGGTGGCCAGTTGCCAGCAGGTGGCGCTGCGGGCGCCGGCGCCGCCGTCGATCGGCATGGGATAGGTCACGTGGCGGCGCTCCGTCAGGATGTTGGGCTGCGGCAGGTGGGTGGTGTTGCTGATCCAGAAGGACGTCCTCAGCGACTCCGCCTGTGCCAGCATCGACCGCGCCGCGCGGTCGCGCAGCTGGGCCGCCGAGAGCTGCTTCGTAGCGCGCCGGGCGGCCCGGTTGCGGGCCTTCCTGTCCTTCCTGCTGGCCATGTCAGAGTGCCGGCAGCGGCAGGGCGCCGGTCACGACGGACAGGCCGGCGATCAGGGCCGGCAGCAGCTCGGGATTGACCAGGGCGGGGTCGTTGCGCTGCTCGATCAGCGCCTGCTGCGCGATCGCCATCACGTCGGCCGCGTCGATCACCTGGCCGCGCACGAGCTGCGCCTCGAGCAGTGCGAGGTGGCTGTCACAGTCCTCCGCGTCCAGACCCGCGTCCGATCGCAGGCGGGCGCGCAACTGCTGGATCGCGCGGAACGCATCCGCCGGCCGCATGGCCCTTATCGCCGCTCGTTCATACATCGTTACCCCGGAAGAAGAGTACGTCGCACCCGAAAGGTAATTTGCCGTCCTATGTGCTAAAAAATCATGATGGCGCGATCACGAACACCTCACGGGCGTCCGCAATTGTCTTGCAGATAATGTTTTTCGCTGTGGGTTTTGCGGACGGTGACTTTGAATGTGTAAATACTGCGCCATGATCATTAATCCGCCCGATCATCGGAACGGTTCGCCACTCCAGCCGGCCCGCCGGCAGGATGATCGTCGGGCCCAACCGCGCCCGTTCCGCCCGTGCCCATTGCTCCAGCTGGCTGGACAGCCGCTCTTTTCGCGCAGCCAGAGGCGCGGCACGGGTATCCGCAGCGGTGCGCAGCGCAGTGATGCCGCCGACCAGCTCGGTCGTGATCCGGGCGAGGCCTCGATTGATCTCGCCGATCTCCGCCAGGACGCGCGAGGCCTCGTCTGCGTCTCTGATCGCGGTGTCCGTCGGCGTGCTACCCATGGTGACCCCCAATCCGCGACGCTGGGGCGCCTCAAATTGGGAGTATTATCACAGCAGGCGGGGGTAATCCATCCGATTTGCGGACTATGATCCTAAGCGGCGACCCCCTGCTGCGCACGAAGGGCGTCCAGCGTCGTCTGGACGATGCCCGGGGTCATCGCGGCCACGACACGCGCCACCACGGCCGCCACCTGAGCCTCGCTGAGCGCGGGGGGCAGCGAGGTGGGCGCTGCAACCCTCCCAGCGCCCTGGAAGGCGTCCAGCGAGCGCTGGAGCGCCTGCTGGAGGTCCTGATCCGGTACGGCTTGCCCGCGGAGAAGCCCCTGGTACAGCGCCGGGTCGGTCGATTGCAGGGTCGATACCGCAAGCGCACCGTTCCCCCGGGAGCCGAGGAGCTGCGCAGCCCGGTCCAGCAGGGCGTCCAGCCGCTGCTCCGCCTTGCCGTCGGCGACCTGCCGCGCTGCGGCGACGGTCTCGCCGATCTGGCGACCGCCGGGAATCGGCAGCATGAGCGATTTCTGATCGGGTGGTGGACCGCCGCAGCGCGCCGGCCGTCTCGCGCGCGCGGGCGCTGGGTTGATTCCAGGGTTAATACAGGGTTCGGGTGACACGCCTGTCACCCTAAATCGATGCGATCTGTCACCCTTCTCGGCCTGATGTGTCACCCTTTCCTGCCCTGTCGCGGCGGGCACGGCGGCGTTATCCACAGGATGGCCGGCCGCCGCGGCGGAAAGGGCGACAGAACCGTCATCCTTTCCGGCCGCCTGCGCCGGATCTGCGGCCGGATGGGTGACGCTGGTGTCACCCTGCCCCTGGAGCGAGTCACCCTTATCGTTGGCGCCAAGGGTGACAGGACGATGAAGGGCGACAACGCTGTCATCCTCCTGCGGCTCGGCGCCATAGCCCAGGCGGGCGAGCAGGCCGTGGGCGCGCATATGCGCTTCCGTGCTGGCCAGCCAGCCCGGATCGAAGGCGAGCTGGGCGGTGTCCCCGGGGCCGCGGCCGCCGGCGTGGCAAGCCACCAGCACGCCGGCGCTGCGCAACGCCGCCCTGGCCCGTTGGATGTTGCGCTTGCACTCGCCCAGCGCCGCCGCCAGGGTGTCCACCCCGATCCAGGTGACGAGGGTTTCGGAGGTCGACCAGACCTGCCGGTTGACCTGCTCCAGCATCACCAGCCCGATGCGCCGGTCGCGGTCCGTCAGCCCTGGTGCGAGCAACAGGGCGAGACGGAACCGGCCGACGGCCGCGCGAAAGCCCTTGCGCGCGTCCGCTGTCATGGCGCCCCCGGTGCTGCCCGCCGATTGGCGGCCTGGATGGCGCGCAGGTCGCGCTCCATGGCGATGCACGCGCACTCGCCGTCCGCCGGCGTCATCCGTTGCGGATCGAGGCCGAGCACCCGGCGCAGCCAGCGGTCGGGGTAGGCCCAGGCCTTGGACGCGGGGGCGATCCGGCAGGCGCCTCGTAAGCGCAGCCACATGGCATCCGCGCGGTCGTAGGCATCAAGCATCGTCGCCCCCTTTCCTCTGGTCCTTCCGCGGTTCTCGCCGCAGCTCGCCAATCACCTGTTGGCCGATCAACGTGCCGATCGCCGAGGCGACGGCGTTCAAGGCGTCCTGGCCCTGGCGCAGCATCGAATCCCGCAGCGCCAGACGGTGGGCCGCCAGCATGTCCATCTCCGTGCGGGTGAGCGGGCCGGACAGCAGCGGGAACGCCCGGATGTCCGCATAGGTCGCCTGGGTCGGGGCGCGGGCGGCCGCCCGGTCGCGCAGGCCGGGATCGGCCTGCCATTCGGCCCGCGCGGCGCAGCCGGTGCAGAAGAAGGGTTCCGGCTCCGGGCGTGGCAGGGCGGCGGCGCCGGGCGCGTTGGGCGACCGGGCGGTCTTCAGGTCGCCGGCGGCCGCCAGCAGCCGCAGCCGCTCGCGCTGCGCCGGCGTCATCCGCCGCAGGTGGCCGACGACGTCGGCCTCGATCTCCGACAGGCCGGGAGCGCGGCCGGCCGCCGCCGCGTCGAACACCTCGACCACCGCGATGGTGATGTCGGTCGCCCGGTCCGTTTCCGACTTGGTCGTGATGTAGATGGCCTGGCGCTTGTTCAGCCAGAGGATCTTCCCCTTCCGACCGCCGCGTTTTCCGGTTTCTACCACGGTGGTAGAAACCGCCCCGAAACGCTCAAGCGCTGGAAGGTGGCGCGCGATCAACTGCGCCAGTTTCCAGGGTACGGAGTAGCCGAGGATTTCAGCCAGCCGCAGGTGGCTGATTCGCGGCTCATGGTTGACTGTGGTGTTGATGTCCGCTGGCGAAAACGCGGACAGATCTCTGGTGTCTTGGGTCATGAAAGAAGCCCCCTGAACGGCATTACAGGACGCCGCAAGGAAAGGCTTCGACGACCCACCCTGGCGGCGGGAGGTTCGAACCTGTTCAGGGCAGGCGCGGTTATTCGGCCGAAGCCTTATTACCCGCCCTCCCGCCATAGGGAGACCGTTCCGGACAGAATCCGGGCACGAAAAAAGCCGCATCGCGAAATGCGCGGGCGGCCAGCCGCCTGAACGGAGTTTCGACGCTCCACCGCAAAGGATGGCGAAACCCCTGGGACTGGTCAAGCAGCTGCCCGGAAAAATATCAGAACCAGCACATTTTGCATACGGCGCTATGCAATTAGAGCGCGAGCGGGATCGACTCCCGCTCGCGCCTTGCCTACCATGGTCGAGGCCAGTCAACCCATGGAGGCAAACCAGATGTTTGGAAAGAGACCGGATCCGGCGGTCGCGGAACTCGAACGACAGGTTCTCGATCTCCGCGAGGAGCTTGCCGATCTCCGGGTGCGCGTGAAGGTGCTGATCGAGCACAAGCCTGCGCCCAGTCGCGCGATCCCTGCGGCGCAGCGCCAACCAATGCCAGAGGTGTTTCCCCCGCCGGCGCCGGGCACGCTGGAAGGGCTGACCGCGGAGCTTGAGCGTTTGGACAATCGCATAACGGCCGTCCACACTGACCTGATGAACCGCCAGACCGAGGTTCTCACCGAGATGGCGAAGGCAATGAACATCGTCAATTTGGTTAGCGAAACCACCAGCAAGCGAACCGACAGCATGGTGCAGTTGGCTTACGAATCCGTCACGCTGTCCCACTTCCTTCTGTTCTTGGGGTCCTACCTGGAGGTCAACGGAATCGTGCCGCGAGGTGGATTGCGGAAGGTTTTCGAAATGGTTTCTGGAAACATGTCCCCGGAGCAGAGGACGCACGGCGAACGTATCATCGGGAACCTGCAGAACTGGTGCAACCCCCACTGAGCGGACCACTGGACGATCGGCGCACAGGAAACAGTGCCGGTCCGACCCCACATAATGTACGCTCGAGATGCATTTACGCCGGAGGGAAAGTTCATGAACGCCCCATCCCCGCGCCAGCCCGGCCGAGCCGATGAGGCGTTGGACATTCTCCGACGGCTTGAGCCGGCGCTGACGGTTCTGCAGGGCGACCTGAACGACGTCCGGGCCGACCTGAAGGAAGTTCGTGCCGAGCAGCGACGCCAGGGCGAGCGGCTCGCGGCCCTGGAAGGCCGGGTTTCCCAGCTTCCGACGCTGATTCAGATCATCGGAACCGTGCTGGCGGTGAACGCCGGCATCGTTGCCGTCGCCTTCGGCCTGGTGAATGTGATCCGAGCGCAGTAGGGCCGGTGGGCCTGCGTACTCTTGTGCCCCCGTCATCATGCCGGCTCTCCCGCCCGCACTGAACACGGAATGGTGGCCACCAGGCTGGCCACCAACGCGCTCATCCTGGTGCTGATCGCCGGCGCGGCCGCCCCCTCTTCACCGAAGCCGCTCGGAGTCCGGGCGGCGCTGAGCTGGGTCCGCAGCGACCGCACCTCGTCCTCGAGCTGCTGCAGCCGGGCATCCTCGGCTGCGAAGGCCTCGGCGAAGACGGCGCGCAGGAAGTCGCTGCCGAACTGGGCCACCATCTCCTCGAACAGCCACATGCGGGGGGCGTAGCCCTGCAGCAGCCTGTAAGCCAGCGGGACCGAGATCCCGAAGGCGGCGGCGACATTCTTGGCCCGCGGCCCGCGGAACCGGGCACGCAGGAACAGCCGCACCCGGGGCCCGACTCCATGAACGGTATCAGTTTCGACGCTATGCATGGCCGCCCGCCCCGCTTAGCGTAGCGGCCTCGCATTTCGCGATGCTGTGCCGGATGCACTGCATTATGCATACCCCGGTGTGTTCCCATTGGGGTCTGCCCGTAGCAGGCAGGGGACGCTTGCTATGGCATGTAGCGTGCAGGTCCGGTCGGACAGCATGGAGAAGGCGGTGATGGGTAGCAGGCAGCGGATTGGCCATGGATCACGGCTCCCGGCGCTTCGGTTTGCCACGGGGACGTACGGGCAGGCCGTAGGCGCGGAAGAGCTTCAGGATCGACGTGCGGCCGCGCCCGACCTCTTTGGCGAGCAGGTCCAGCGGTTCGCCAACGATGTAGCGGTCGTGGAGCTCCTGCAGCTGCATCACCCGGTCGCCGGGAGCGATGATGTGGACTTGCACGATCTGTCTGACCCGCCTGTTCAACCCGCGACTGTCATTAATAGTCCTGGCACGGCAATTAAGCAACATAGGACTAAACACCGTACAAGGGCAAATACCTGCTTGGACGGAGCCGCCATAATCGCGGCCATGGCAATCCGCTCGAACACCCCGGGCAGGCCGTACCTCTTGGTCGGTCAGCGAATAGAGGCATTGCGCCTGTATGCCGGCTTGACCGTGACTGAAATGGCCGAGGTGATGGGCACCTCGCAGTCCCGCTACACCACGATCCAGTACGGCCGGGCCCTGCCCGATGCCGAAAAGTTGGAGCCGCTGTGCGTGCGGTGGGGCCTGTCGCTGGACTGGATATACCGCGGCGACCGCCGCCTGATGCCGGTAGGCATCATGGACGAGCTGGACGTGAAGCTGCAGACGCTGGTGGACGAGGAGGGGCGGCCGCACCAGCGCCGACCAGGCCGGCCGGCCGGAACCAGCAGGAAGCGCGCACCGAGGGAGGAAGACTGACCAGATCGGCAGCATGACTGCCGATCTGCCCGGTCCTGCGGGCTGGTCGGGACCATACGACCCGGAACAGTACCTGCAGGCAGTATCTGAGATCGAGGCCTTCGACACGTGGGCCGACGCCGTCGGAATGCGCGACCCGGCGATCAGAGCCCTGTGGCTGGCGATTGCCCGTGCCGATCTGGCAGGGGAGCCCCTGACCACTGCGGACCTCTACCAGCGCACCGGCGTGTCCCGTTACGTCGTCTCGCGCATGGTGCGGCGTTGGGCGTCGCAGAAACTCTTGGTCGCCGAGCGAAACCCATTGAACCAGCGACATACTATAGTATGCTTGACCAAGGATGGCCGCCGGTACCTGATGAAGGCGCTGGAAGCAGTGATCGAGCGGAATATTTCGGTTTAGAAATCCGATTATGGTTAGCGATTTGCTACCATCTGCTCAACTTTTACACCACCATACGATGGCGTGTTGCCGCGGCGCACAGTAGGCGCCTATTTTGCTCTCATGCTTGGTTCCCTTTCCCGGCTGTGGCGCCGTCGGCTCGACGTCGTCCGCCGCATCGAGCGCGCGGCGTCGGTGCCGTCGGCGCTCGCCGATGAATTCGCTGACCTGAACGCGGTGATCGCCAAAGCACCTGCCGAGACTGACGATGACCGGGAAGTCAAGCTGGCCCTGCTCCGCGAGCTGGCGGAGGAGGCTCCTGACCGCGAGCTGATGCTCGATCTCATCGATTCCCTGGCGGAGGGGTTGCGTGCCGGGCGAGTCGTTGATGAGGCGCTACCGTTCTGCGTGCGCGGCGGCCGCGCGAAAAAGACGCAGGGACGGTATTTTCCGCTGGAAAAATAGACACGAAACGGCAATTAATTGGGGCAGAACTACCCCGATGGGATTGCCGCCATGGTTCCAGACGCGCACACCAGGGCCGTGCAGCAGCTTTGCCGTGCTACACGTCGCCCGCGGGAGTATGCACCGCCACCTCTGACTGAATCGGACCTGCTGGCGGCCCTGCGCCACATGGTGGACATCGGCCGTGCCTGTCTGGACGAGCTGCCCGGCTTGGCCGCGGCGCCGGCCGTGATCCTGCGCAAGTGCCGCAACCGCGGCTGGGTGTGGGGTAGCCGGGTGACCATTGCCGGCCACCGCGCCCTCCAGGAGGCCGATCATGCCTGACACCACGTTGCTGATCAGCCCGTTGGCTGCCAGCCTGTTCGAACGGATGCGCGCGGCAGGAATGGGGATCCCGGATCTGGCGAAGGCTGCAGGCATACCGAAGGCATCCCTGGAGCGCCTGTTTGTCGGCATGGCAACCGACCTGCCGGCAGCCGAGCTCGGGGCGGTCGCGGCCTTCTTCGGGGTGGAGCCGGAAGCGCTGACCCAGGCGGTGCAGACCGGTACCGGGCTGCCTGCGAAATCGTTTCGGGGCGAGCGGGTGCTGCTCCCGCTGCGCGTCCTGCGGCGGTCGTCGCGCAACCCGCGCAAGCACTTCGATCCGGAGACCTTGCGGCAGTTGGCGGACTCGATCCGGTCCTTCGGGATTCTGCAGAACCTGGTCGTGCGGCACGATCCCCAGCCGGGCCAGCCCGAATTCGTGATCGTCGCCGGCGAGCGGCGGTTCCGCGCGGCCAGCCTGCTGGCGGAGGCCGGAGACCTGGACCCCGATCAGCCGATCATCCCGGTGGCGGTGGTCGACGCCGACGACGCCCGTCACACGGCGATGGCCATCCTGGAGAACCTGCAGCGCGAGGCCGTCCACCCCCTGGACGAGGCGCAGGGCTTCGCCGACCTGATCGCCCTTGACCCTGACCGCTGGCGGCCGAGCACGATCGCGCAGGAGATCGGGTGCAGCGCGCGCCATGTGCAGCTGCGCGTCGGCATGTTGCAGAAGCTGTGCGACCAGGCGCAGCGTGCCATGCGTGCCGGCCTGCTGACCGTCTCCCAGGCCTATGTGCTGGGGACGGCCAGCCACGCGAGGCAGGCCGAGGTCCTCCGCCACATCGACCGTTACCAGACGCTGCAGCAGCTGCGTGACGCCGTCACCGACGGCCTGGTGCCCGTCACCCGCGCGAAGTTCGACCTCGACGGCTTCGCCGGCCGGATCATTACGCTGGACAACGGCGCCCGCTACTTCGCCGACCGGGAGGAGTTTCTGGCGGCCCAGCGCGCGGCCGGCAAGTCCCTGGCGGACGCGATGGCCGAGGCCTGGGCCTGGGCCGAGTTCCTGGAGGATGGCTGGTTTCCAGCAAACCGCTTCGAGCCGGAGCGCAGCGACGAGGCCGGCGCCGGCGTGCTGGTGCTGATGCACCCGATTACCGGTGTGATCACGATCCATGACGAGCTGCTGCCACGGCAGGAGCAAGCACGGCCTGCCCCTGCCCCTGCCCCTGCCCCGGAGCCGGAGACCTGGACCCCGTCGGTCGCGCCGCAGGACCAGACGACGGCAACCCAGGCCCCGGACGCGACGCAACGCCGGCGGGACGAGGAACAGGTGGCGCAGCTCCGCCAGTCGCTGGCCGACCGCATCGCCAAGGACAGCCGCACCGCCCTGGCGCTGCTGCTGGCGGATGCCTTGCGCAGCGAGGAGGATGCAGGGGTTCTCGAGCGCGGTCCCAGCGACGACCCTGGCCTGCCCGCGTCGCTGTGCCGATCTGGCGGACCGCTGGCCACTCTTGGCGGCGACGTCATGCCGATCGGCCGCGGTCGCGTGGCGGCCCGTGATGAGGAGGCCACGGGGCTGATCTTGAGCCGGCTGATGAGCATGCCGATGCTGCAGCTGCTCGAGGCTTTCGCCGCCTGGGTCGCCGACCATCTTGCGACTCCCGCCGGCGACCTGTCGCCGGCGCTCAGGGAACTCGCGCGGGGCTATGGAATCGCCACGCCAGGGCAGCCGCAACAGTCCGCTGATCAGGATGCACAGGACCTGGTCGACCGCGCCCGGCAGCCGGACCCGGCGCCCGATGCTGATCTGCCGCTGCTGATCACCTACAGCGGCGGTAACCAGATCGACGGGCGGTTGATGGAGAGATTCGCCGTGGCCGTCGCCCCCTTCATCGACGGACAACGGTCGGTCAAGGTCACGTTGCCTGACAGCAAGATCGGGCTGCAGCTGAGCCGGTGCGGCGATGACGAGAGCCGGTACGAGATATCGAGCTACATCGACCAGTCCGGCTGCCACTGGAGCCACAGCTGCATGAGCAAGACGAGGGTTGTCGCGTTCCTGCGCGAATGGCTCCGGAAGGAAGAAGCCGAGCGCAGGCTGACCATCCATTGATCTGCGGTGTCCGGGTCGTGACGGACACCACAGCGGCGGCCGCCGCCTTCCCCCCACGTACCCGGGCGGCGGCCGCCAACCCACCTGCAGGAGAGCCTCCGATGCCACAGGCGAAGATGACCGCCACCGAGATCACCGTCGCCGCAGCGAAGCGGCGGCTCGAGCCCTACTTCCTGGAGTGCCTGGGGGAGATCGCGCGCCGGGCCGGTCTGTCGAGCGGTGATGCACTGCTGGCGACGCTGGCGGCTGATCAGGTGCCGGCGACAGTGCGGAAAGTCCGCGAGTTCGTGATCTGCTATTACCGCGCCATGGCGCGCGGTGAAGTCGCCTTGGACGGCCCCACGGTCCATTGATGGCCACCAAGCCCGAGTTGCCCCAACTGTTCGATGAGGTGGAGCTGGCGCGCCGGATCGGCGTTCCGGCCGAGCTGCTGTGCATGGAGCGCCAGGCCGGCCGGCTGTCCTACTACGCGATCGGCGGCGGTTACTGGTATACCGCCGAGATCGTTCAGGCTTGGCTCGCAAGGGTGAGGGAATGCCCAGAAAAAATTCCGGCCCCCACCTCGTCTGGCTCAAGAAGCGCAAGAAATACTACATCTCCTACACCGAAAAAGGACGTAGCCGCCTCGTCTCCACGGGTGCGGGAGATCGCGGCCGGGCTCAAGCAGCGCTCGCGGAATTCCTCGCGACCAGATCAACCGCAGCGGACCCCGCTGCTGGTCGTCTCCGGGGGCCCGCAGAATTGACGGTCGAGCAGGCCCTGGTCTGGTACGCCCTCGAACATGGGCCCGACGTGCGCGCCACGAAGGCGATCGGCGTGGCGATCGAGCACCTGTCCGCGTGGTGGGGCACCCGCACCGTTGCCGACGTCACCAGGGCCACCGTGTCGGCGTACCGCCGGCACCGGGAGAGCACCGGCCGCGGCCGCGGCTTGACCAGGGAGCAGCCGGCGGCTGGCGTCGCGCCGGCGACGGTCGACCGGGAACTGGTGGTGCTGCGTGCCGCCCTGCGCTGGGCCCATGCCGTCGGCCGCCTGACGATGGTCCCGAAGATAGAGGCCGGCACGGAACGCCCGCCGCGCGACCGCTGGCTGACCGTCTCGGAGGCTGCGCAGCTGCTGTGGACGGCCCGGCGATCGCCGCCGCACATCCTGCTCTTCACCGCGCTCGCGCTCTACACAGGGGCCCGCCACTCGGCGATCGTCGAACTGACGTGGGATCGGGTGGACCTGCAGGCCGGGATGATCCGCTACCTGCCGACCGGCCGCAGCCAGACGGCGAAGCAGCGGCCGACCGTTCCGATCCCGCGGCCGTTGCTGATCCTGCTGCGGAAAGCCCGCAAGACGGCGGCCAACCCCTTCGTGATCACCTGGCGCGGCCGGCCGGTGGAGAGCTGCCGCACCGGGTTCCGCACGGTGGCTGCCCGCGCAGGTCTCGCCGGCGTGACGCCCCACGTGCTGCGCCATACCGCCGGCACATGGATGGCCCAGCGCGGCGTCGATACTTGGCAGATCAGCGGCTTCCTGGGCCACACCGAGGCCCGGACCACCGCCCTCTACAAGCACCACAGCCCAGAGTACCTGGACCAGGCCCGGGCGGCCATGGAGGGCCGCCGGCGCCGCTGAAGCTCTGCATGGAGTTGACGCGCATGGCAAGAGACCTCGACCTCGACCGGAAGATCAGGCGGGCCGCCGCCAAGGGCATGCCCATCGAGGAGATCTGCGCCCGCTACCAGCTGGCGCTGCAGCGCGTCGTGCGGGTTCTGCCGATGGTTCCGGCGCCGCCCGCGGCGGCCGTTGTTGAGCCTGTCGCCGCACCGGTACCGGAGCCCCCTGCTGTGACACCGGTAGTCGCGCCGGAACCGATTCAAGACGTCGACCTTGCGCCGCTGCCCCCGGACGACACCCGGCTGCTTGATTACCTGCGCCGTGTTGCACAGGGCAACCTGCCCTGCCCGTCCCTGACGACCCTGGGCGACCTGGTTGGGAGAGGCGACAACTGGGCAGCCGCCGCCCTGCAGCGGTTGGAGGCCAGCCGCCACATCGTCGTGGAGCGACGCGCCGGCGGACGGCGCCGGATCAAGGTCGACGGGCTATGGAGCGACTGGAGTGCAAGCAACTGGCGCCGCACGAGAATGGCGCCACCCGCCAGCGAAACGCTGATCGACCAGGCGCGCCGTCACCTCATGAGCCGGGACCACGTGGTGGTCGGTGCTGGTGAGGGACTCTACAAGATCAACGGCCGCATTCGATCCGCAGATGAGCTGGTCGCCATGGCCAACCGGTCGCTCGCGGCGATAGGAAAGCAGCCGCTTTCGACTGCAGGGCCATCCTGAACCACACATAGGGTCGTCCCGATAGCGGATAGCTAAGCTGGAAGGCAAAGGGTATGGGTTGCACTCATACCCGCATACCGGAAAGTTAGGGGGCGACCATGGGGAAGGTACAACCAAACTACCAGCAGAAGCTCTTTGACGATGCCGAACTGGAGCTGCCGCAGCATGACGCAATCGTGCGGTGGGTGGATCGGCTGATCCGGGAACGGCCGTGTGCACTACTGGACATGGTCGGACTTGGTTACACAGTGGATGAGGATGGGGGGCCACGGGGTTGGCAGTACCTAGAGCCGTACATTGACCATCACCAATGCGGTCAGCTTACGTACGAGACCTACAGGGAAACCCTGGAATGGGCGACCGGCCACCAGCCACCAGAACCCACGCCACCATCAATTAGGATCGGTAAACCGATCTGGGAAGAAATCGTCCAGAACAGAGGCGGCCACGACGTGGGTGCTGTCGACTTGGTAACGTACATCTTCAGGCGGTCGATTGGTCTGAGAGTTGAGCTTCTCTGGAACCAAACCAGACAGTCCACTTGGGAGGAAGGATCTGAGCAGAGAATTCGAGTAGCATTCGAGGCAAAGACCAGGATTCCTGCCGTAGGAAAGCTGCTGCGCCAGATCCAGCTCTACCGCAAGCACTGGCCGGGGACGGTGTTCGTGGTGGTAGCGCCAGCGAGCGAGTTCCGCGGTGAAACACGACAGATCCTTGAACAGCAGGGCGTGATCCCGTTGATCTATCAGTCGAACCAATAGAGGATTGGCGCCATTGCGGCGGGCATAAAGACAGGGGTGCGAACGGGCGTCCGGGGAGCAGCCGTGACGCCGGTTCACTAAGGGGGAATATTAGGCGCGCTTGGCCTTTTCGTGCTCCATGTATGCCCGGAGCACGTTGTTAATCTTGGTCTGGTAGCGGTCGCTGTTGCCGCGAAACCACTCCAACACGTCCCGATCCAGTCGAATGCTAACCGCCTGTTTATTAACAGGTTCGACAACGCGCGCAGTTTTAAACCACGTGTCGTCGGCTAGAGGAGCGGCATCGGGGTCGCTTTTCACGGCGACCTCGATGTCGGCATCCGTCTGGGCGTCGAACTTCGACCAGTCAGCTGGCTGAGTCCGGGGCGTGGCCAAGGAGCGCCGAATGATACGCTCGTTGTTCACGTTTGTTCGCCTTCCTTGCTGAGATGATGCGACAGACATTGCCGCGCCAAGTGTGGACCACCGCCAGGAGGCGACCATCCACGTGACCGAAAGTCACAAACCGAGTTTCCGTACCATAATCGCGGAGATCAGGCCGCACTATGGTAGGACCTTCAAATACATACATCGCGTCATCAAAACGAACGCCGTGCTTTAGATAGTTGCGTTCGTTCTTTTCATCATCCCACTCGAATTCCATGTTGTTTCTCTTAACGGTTTGATAGGAAAGCTATTTCTAGCTTGGCAGTGAGACATGACAGACACCCTACGTCTGGTTGAAAAAGCTCCCGCTGTGCCAGTTAAGGCCATTCGGCGGGAGCACTTTCTGTATATACACTCGCGTATACAAATGTCAATCGCGGCTTGGCAGGCCTATTCTGGAACTGCTGCGAACGGTCCCTTTTAGAGGGACCGTTGCCATAGCCAAACCCCTTGATTGTCTTCACAATTTTCTTGGATGTCCGCGTTACCGTCGGCGCTTCCCGGTAGGCGCTGACGGTGGCTTCCAGCTGCGCCCGCTGACCCGGCCCGGCCCGCGACCGCCAGCCGCAGCCCCCGCCGGCGATGCCACCACGTCCTCGTCACCTCACCGACAGAATAGGGCAGATCTGCCACTTTTCTTGTTGACGGCATGGGGCAGATCTGCCATATTCCTCACATCAGCAACGAGCGAGGGAGACATGCCAACGAAACCACGGGTCCTCGCCGCCGCCATCAAGCGGGTCGGCGGAGTGATCAAGAACAAGTCCAGCGGTCACAAGATCGCAGTCCACCAGGGGCGTAAGGCCGACATCCCATTTCATGGCGGCGGTTACGAACTCTCCGACAGGCTGGTGGACAAGATCCTGACGAGTTTGAGCCTTTCACGGAAGGACGTTGGCCTGGAGTGATCCAGGCCAACGGCCCCACAGCAGATAGTCGAGACCATCGCCGGAATTTGCCGGCACCGCCAAGGAGGGCGACCCATGATCTATCCCATCGTGTTCGACGAGGAGGGCGGCACCGTCATCGCCTCCGTCCCCGATCTGCCGGGCACCCACGACGAAGGCGCGACGCGCGAGGAGGCGGCCGAGCGGGTGCGGCAGGCCGCCCTCGCCATGATCCAATCCCTGATCGACGATCGCGAGGCGGTGCCCGATCCGTCGCCGGCCGACGGCCGGCCGGTGATCGTCCTGCCGTCGCAGGCCTGGACCAAGGTGCTGCTCCACCGCGCGCTGCGCGACCGCGGCTGGCGCAAGGCCGACCTCGCCCGCGCCATCGGCGCCGACCAGAAAGCGGTGAACCGCCTGTTCAGCTTGTTCCACGCCTCCCGCTGGGACCAGGTGGACGAGGCCTTCCGCGCGCTGGGCAAGACCTTCATGCCCGATGTCCGCGACGCCGCCTGAACAGCCGTGACGCGGGCGCCCACTGGACGAGCAGTGCGCGGCACGCCTCGCGCAGACCATGCACCGCCGTCGTCACCCGTGGGCCAACGCGCCGGAGGAGGCCGCCGGGCTCGCCCGGGCCGGCCGCCGGCGGGTCCTGGCCCTGTGGGAGGAGACGGCCGGCTGCTTCGCGCCGGCAGCAATGGATTACGGGGGATGAGAATGACCAGCACTGTGCTACCGCCGCATCACCCGCTGGAGATCGGCCGGCGGCTTCACGCGACCCGGCTTGGGCTGAACCTGAAGTCGACGGAAATCGCGGAGGCGATCGGCATCACAACTCAGGCCTGGTCGCAGTATGAGGCGGGCTCGCGACGCGCCTCGCTGGACGTCGGCTTGGCGCTTTCCAATCGGTTTCGGATTCCGCTGGACTGGATTTACCGGGGGGAGCTGGCGTCGGTGCCGTACAGCTTGGCGCAAGAGATCATGCGCCATATGGCCGGCGATCAGGCTTGAGGCGGCTCTCTTTCCAGACGGAAACTGTTCCGCTATTGTTCCTGTCATGTGGTGGGGACCGGACATCAGCGGCCTGACGCCGCTCTACGCCGACACGGCGATCGAGACGCTGCGGCGCTGCGGGATCACGCGCCTGCGCGCCTTCTGCGTGGCGCCGGGCTGCACCCATTGGGAGTGGCTGAGGGTCGAGGAGCTGCTGCGGCGCCTCCACCCGGGCACCATGTTGGTGCAGTTGGCCCGCCGCTGCGTCTGCCGAATTTGCGGCGCCCACGGCTGCCACGTCGAGATTGCCGACCCGCCGCGCGCCGGCACCGACGGCTATCGGGAATGGCTGGAGACCGAGGTCCGGAAGGCCGAGGCCCTCCTCGCCTGGGCCTATAGCGACGAAAACCGGTTCCGGCTTGGCCGGCCGGTGCCGTAGCCATGCCGCGACCAACACGGACCTTCGGGTACTGGTCCTTGGAGCACTGGTGGCGGGCCGGCTGCCGCGCCGTCGAGATCCACTGCACCGCCCCGGGCTGCGGGCACGCGGCCGAGGTGCCGCTGGCCGACCTGCTACGCCAGGTCGGGCACCAGGCAAGTTTCGTCGCCATCGCCCGGGCGGCCAGGTGTCGGCGGTGCCGGCGGCGCGGCTGCCACGCCCAGCCCGGAGAGCTGCCGGGCGAAGGCGACCCGGGGTACGAGGATTGGCTGGCGCAGGAGGTCGAGCGCTGCGAAACTTTCCTGCGCCGAGCCGGCCGGCTATCCCCCGAGGGGTAAGGGCCGCCGGCAGTCGCGGCGGCCCTGCCCTCTCACAGCGACGTCGCGCGGCGTTCCCGGACGAGCGCCATGATAGTGGCGACCAGCGCGACCGCTAGCACGCCAGCCGCGACCAGCGGCCCCTTGGCCAGCAGCCCCTGCCAGACGTCGACGACGCCGGCGACCTGCTGCTGCGCGACCTGCACCTGGTCGGCCACCTGTTGTGCCTGCTGCGCCACCTGGAGCGCCGGCGTCACCAGCTCGCTGACCAGCGTCAGTGCGCCACCGACGGCGAGACCACCGGCGGCGACCCGGCCCGGCGCGGACTGCGCGACCGGCGGCGGCCCGACCGGCTCGACCGCCTGCGCAATCGGCGCCTCGGCCGTGGCCGCGGCCAGCGACACCCCCTCGAACAGCGCCCGCTCGGCCTGGCGCCGCTTGACCAGGCCGGGCAGGACCCGACCACCCCCCTTGATCCACTTGCCGAATTCGGCGGCGGCCCCGTCGAAATCGCCGCGGTTCAGCTTGACGCGCATGGTGGAGGGCTTGCCGTTGCGCAGCTGCACGAAGCCGTCCTTGCCGGGGTCCTTTCCGGAGGCCGCGCGGCCGGCGCCGACGTTGAACACGAAGCTGACCAGCGCCCCATACTGGCCGGGCGTGAGGGGCACGGTGACCGCCCGGTCGACGATCGCCGCCGCCTCGGCCAAGTCGGTCTGCAGCAGCTCCTCGGCGCGCGCCGGCGTGATGCGGTCGCCGAGCTGGACGCCGCCGGTGTGGCCGTAGCCGATGGTCGGGACGCCGGCGGGGCAGAGGTAGGCGGTCAGCTTCAGCGACTCCGACTCCTTGATGAGCGGCAGGATGAGCGGCAGCGACGCCGCGAACAGCGGGTTCATGGTCATTCCTTCAGGTTGGGCCGGCGGCGCCGGCCGAGGGGTGCGGTCGATCACCACCAGCGACTGGTGCCGGTGGCGCGCGAACGCCATTCGCGCCAAGCGATCGCCAGGCGGATCAGGACGAGGGCGAAGCCGCCGGCCGCGGTGGCGAAGGTCAGCCAGCCCTGCAGGTAGACCACCCAGAGAGGCATCGTGGCGGCCGCCGTGCCGGCGGTGAGGTCGGTGACGGAGCGGATCACAGAAGTCCTCCGGGCATGAAAAAAGGCCGCCTGATGGCGGCCTAAGGATTGGAGTGTTGTCGCGGATCAAGAGACGGGATCAGGGGCCTGATCGGGAGGCGTGTAGGGCGCCGCCGGCTGGGGCGGGGTCTGGGGCTGTGGGAAGCTGATGCTGTCATCCAGAAGCAGCCGGGCCACCGCCGGGGGAAGCTCGATCGACAGCAGCAGTGCCGCCTTGGCGTCGCTATACAGCAGGCCGATGGCCGCCGCCGCGAACGCGGCATAGCGGTCGCGCTGGGAATGGCCGATAGCCGCCATGGCGAGGCAGGCATAGAGCCAGTCGGGATCCGGCTTTCCCTCGACATCGAGGTGCCTCCCGAAGTGGAAATCGCGCTCGATGAGACGGATCAGCGCGCTGCAAAGATCAGGCGTCTGCATGTTTCACCTTCTGAGGTGCAGCCGGCCAGACGACGGCGGCCGGATTGGGGAAATCACGATTGATGGCCCGCAGGGCCGCCCGGTAGGCCCGGTAGGCCTCGCGGCACTCGGCGGTGTATGGCGAGTCCGCGACCATCACATGATCGCAGTCGGCGAGGCGGCTGCGGGCCTCCGCCTGCACCTCATCCCATGTCGCGTCACGACCGGTGAACTTAACGCGCATGGATCAGTATCTCCCGCGTCAGGTAGGGCCAGGATTCCACATGGATCGCGTAGCGGCCGGGGAAGATGGTCGAGAACTCCAGGGTGGGCTCGTCCATCTGGTATTGCAGGGCGCCGATCCGCACGATGGCGCCGGCCGGGATGCCGCGGATTGTTGCGGTGTCCAGCCCATCGGCCTGGATGCTGGTCTTGTCGGCCTCCAGGCCGTCCAGGATGGGGCGGGGGCGCGGCTCCCCGGTCGACGGGTCCACATACTCGCGGGCGGCGTCCAGCATGACGTCCCACAAGATGGCGTAGCCGGGGAAGGACAGTTCCGCGGTCGCCTCCGGGCCGCTGCAGGCCTGCCGGACGCGCCCGGTCGCGCGATCCCAGGCGGTATAGGAGCGCATCATCGCTTGACCTCGATTGCGGTTGTGGAAACGTACGCGACTTGGCAGCCAAACGGGCTCATTCCGTTGTCCGCGCGCCGCGCCCATAGCTGGTAGGAGAAGCGCCCAGCCCCTTGGGTGTTATCCACGATGGAGAAGCACCAGGGCTTGGAAATGCCGGAGATCAGCGACCCGCCGCCAACGTCGGTGTCGGAGATCTGGCCGCCGAGCGGCGGGGTGAGGTCCACCCACCCCCATTGCTGGGAGTTGAAGTCGTAGTAGGCCCGCATCAAGCGGAACTCCAGCATCGGCACGCCGACGCGACCGCTCGGGTAGGTGACGCCATAGAGGATGTTCATGCAGCTTGCGATGAACAAGATAGGTTGCCCAACCGAGTCAATAATCGGCGTGTTGCCGACCGGCACCCACGCCGATGTCATCGTGTAGGTATTGCCGTCGTAGCCCGTCGTCGGGACCGTGACCGCGTTCCCTTCGATGGTGATGGTCTTCACCGTGGCCGTGCCAAGCTGGGCCGAGTCTGTGATCAGCGTGCCGGTCGACAGCTTCTCCGCCGTGACGGACCCGGCCGCGAGGTTCCCAGCCTGCACCGCGTTGGCCGCGATGGTGCCGGCGGTCACAGCGTTGGCGGCGATCTTTCCTGCCACCACCGACCCGGCCGCCAGCTTGTCGGTGGTGATGCCGCCGTCCTCGATCAGCGTCGTCCCGCTCATCGGCACCACCTCGATGCCGCCGATTTCCAGCGTGCCGGCGGTGGTCTCGTGCAGCAGGCGGAATTGCCAGCGTGTCCCCCATTGCCCATCCACGTTGTCGACCACCGCCTCGAAGGTCACAAGCTGGTCCTTCGGGAGGTTCGAGCCGGTGAACTGGTAGGGGACGCCGTAGCCGGCCCAGGTCCCGGCGTTGGGGGCGCCCAGCAGGTTCCAGGCGACCGCCGGCTGGTGGAGCAGGAAGGAGGCCTTGCCCTGCCAGTCGGAGTGGATGTAGACCGACCAGCGCACCCGGTACTTCGATCCCGGCCGCACCGGGAAGAACTTGGTGAAGTAGTCCTTCGGCCCGCCGGTGGCGGCCAGATAGACGTATCCCTCGGTCCTCCACCACGTCTGCGGCGCGTAGTTGATCCCGTCACCCGGCGCCGGAACCCCCTGCGTCGAGTTGAACCACACCAGAGGGTCCCGGCAGGCGGGGTCCGGCGCCACGTTGTTGGCCGTGCCGACCAGGATGGACGAGGCCCGCACCGTCTCGGCCGCGATCAGGTTGCCGGTGATGCTGCCGGCGGCGAGCCGGTCGGCGTTGATGCTGCCGGCCGTCATGTGGCGGGTGGTGACCGAGCCGTCGACCAGCAGCGCGCCGTCCGTCTTCCGCGTCAGCTTGACCGCCGACAAGATGACAAACCCGCTGGCAACGTTCAGCGCGTCGGCGCCGAAGCGGAGCAGGACGGTCGAGCAGGTGGGGGGCGTCACGAAGGAGAGGCGGTTCCGCCCGGTCAGCAGTGTGCCGGTCGCCCCCTGCACCACCCCATCGGAGCGGGTGTAGGATGCCGCCCCCAGACCCGCGCCGGATGGGCTGTACTGCAGAACGTCGGCCCAAGGCCGCATGGTGTCGGCCGCCGCGGCGATTTCCAGCACGTATTCGGTCCCAGGGTCGACCGGAATGGACCGCTGCAGATAGCTCAAGCGCTGGCCCTGCATGGAGGCGTAGTTGACATGAAAGGCCCGCGGAACGCCCATGCCGGCGACAATCGGGTGCGTGCCGTCGAGCGGCAGGTAACCCGGCCCCTGGGCGCTCCAGTAGGCGTCATCCTGGATGAAGGGGTCCGCGACAAGGTTGTTGGGCACCACCGCCAGCTTCGAGGCGGTGATGGAGCCAGCGGCGAGATGGGTTGCCTGGATCTGGCCGGCGGCCACCTTGTTTGCCGTCACGGCGTTGGCCGCCAGCTTGTCCGTGGTCACAGCGCCGGCCGCGATGGCGCCAGCCTGCACCGCTTCGGCCGCGATGTTGCCCGCCACGACCGCGTTGGCGGCCAGCTTGCCGGCCACCACGGCGCCCGCCGCCATGGTGTCGGCCGTCACGGCGCCCGCCGCCAGTTCGCGGGTGTTGATGGCGGCGGCGGCGACCTTGCCGGCCACCACGCTGTCCGCTGCCAGCTTGTCGGTCGTGACGGAGCCCTGGACCAGCAGGGAGGCGCCGGTGGCCCGCCGAAGCGTCAGGCGCCCCCAGAAGGTGGGGGAGGCGCTGCCGTTGTGCTCGACCACGCACATGAAGAACATGCGCAGCGCCGTGGCCGGGACCGGGACTATCCCCTCGACAAAGGTCCATTGCGATTTCACGTCGGTGTAGCCGCCGAGCGCAAAGCCGAACCCATTCCCGCCGTTGGAGTCGGCGAAGGACAGCATCAGGCCGGCACGCTCCGGGGCGGTATTGAAAATCCACCCGGAGACGTAATAGGCCTCGCCGGCCGTGACGGGGAAGCTACGCCCCCAGGTCAGCGGGATGCGCGCGTGCCCTTGGACGCGCCACCGGCCGCCGGTCAGCGGATCGTTGGCGTTGTCCGGGGCTTCGCTTATCCAGGCGTCTTGGACCACCCATCCGTCGAGCGATCCCCCCTGAAAGTCGGGGTTGAGCAGCAGGTTGCTCGGGTCGGCGAGCACCAGGTTGCTGGCCGTCACGGACCCGGCGGCGATGGTGCCGGCCGTCACGGCCCCGGCCGCCAGCTTGCCGGCGGTGACGGATCCGGCCTGCAGTTCGCGGGCCGTCACCGCATTGGCCGCGATGGTGCCCGCCGTCACGGCGTCGGCCGCCAGTTTTCCAGCCACGACGGAGCCGGCCGCCAGCTTCTCAGCGGTCACGGCTCCGGCGGCGATCTTTCCCGCCACCACGGCCCCCGCAGCCAGCTTGTCCGTTGTCACGGCTGCGGCGAAGATCTTCTCGGCCGTCACCGCGCCATCGGTGATCTGGGTTCCGACGATCTGGCCGGCCAGCTTGGCCGCCTGCAGGCTGGCGATCTGGTCGGACGAGAGCTGGCCCGTCACCTTACCGGCCGGGAGGCTGGCAATCTGGTCCGGCGAGAGCTGGCCCGTCACGACGGCGGCGTTGACCGCGGCGATCTGGGCGGCCTGTAGCTGCCCCTGGACGTCGGCCGCTGGAACGCCGGTCACCCATTGGCCGCCGGTGTAGCGGTATGCCTTGCCGGCGACGAAGGCCTGCCGACCCTCGAAGTTCGCGGTGGCCGGCAGGGCGCCCAGGATCTCGACCGGAGTGATGCCGGCGGCGAATTTCGCCAGGGTGACGGCGCTGTTCGATAGCTGGTCGCTGCCGATCTGGCCCGTCAGGTTTCCGGCGGAGGCGATGTCAGCCCACCTCGCCCCGTCCCAGGTGTAGAGACGTCCCTGGTAGCGCAGCGTCGTCACGCCGCCGCTGGGGGCCCCGCTGGGCAGGGTGGCGACGTCCTGGATCGGCCGCAGGTCGGACGGGAAAGCCGACAGGTCGAGCGCTCCCGGCGTCACCTGCACGCCGGCCGAGAAGGCGCCCCGGTTGCCGGAGACATCGACCGAGCGCGCGAACAGCCACCGGGAAACCCCGCTGGCGAAGCCGGACAGCACGACAGCCGATCCCTTGGCGTCCTGCATGTAGACCGCAGCCGCGGCGTTGTTGGTCGCGGCCTGCCACCACTCCACCCTGTCCAGGTCAGGGGCGGTATCGTTGATCCAGGAGAGGAATATCGTCTGGAAGCCGACCTGGGCCTGGATCCCGGTCGGCGGATTGGGGGCGGAGGTGTCGCCGGCCGCTGCGATGGCGGATTCGTCCGACCACGCCGACACGCCAGCCGCCGTCCTGGCCCGCACCGACACGCCGTAGGTGTATCCGGGAACCACGGGGAGGCGATAGCCCAGGCCGCCGCCGGCCGAATAGGTGGTGCCGGTGGAGGCGTTTCCGGGCCAGCCGCTCGTCTGGCCAGAGCGCACCAGCACCTCGTAGGTGACGCCCGGAGCGGCGACGGCCGACCAGCTGACCAGCAGCGTGACGATCAGCGTCGCGTCCTGCGTTACATCGCGCTGTGTCGCCAATGCAAGGCCAGTCGGCGCGGGCACGGCGACACTGCCTGCGCCATAGCTGCCGTCTGGCTGCACTACCACCGGCCGGCCGGCGGCGTCGCTGGTCGGCGGCAACAGGGCATAGCGGCCGAGCAGGGTCGGGTAGACCCGCTGCTGCCCGGCGGGCCACACCACCCGAGCGCCGCCGTTGGACGAGTCATAGACCGCCAGCACCTGCAGGCGGTCGGCCGCCACCAGGCGGACCCGCAGCAGCTCCGACGTCAGGCCGTCGTCACGGGCGACGATCGTCTCGTCGCCGATCCCCATCCTGCTGGCGAACGTCCAGTAGGACGGCTCGGCGCCCTGCAGGATGATGTCGCCCTGATCACCGACCGTCGTGCTGATCTCGCTGACCCGATCCGGATAGACGAACGTCATCAGAAGCGCCTTTCCTTGATTTGGAAGGACTTGCTGAAGATCCCGAGGCGGGGCTCGTTGACGCCGCCGGTGTCCACCGGCTTGCCCCACACCGTGTAGTGCGCCAGGTTCGGCGCATGCGGCCGGGTCACCAGGAGGACGTCACCGGTCTTGCCCACCAAGCGCTCGACCTCGAGCGCCACCGTGTCGCGCTCCTCGCGGGTCAGCTCGCCGAAGTCGGCCGACATGATGCGTCGGCGCACCCCGGCCCGGGCATACATCTGCCCGCCGGCACCGTCGCGCTCCTCGGCAGTGTCCTCCCACCGGGTGCTCCAGTTCGGCCGGAGGTTATGGGCGAAGCGGTGGAGCGGCATGATCACCAGCCGGCCGGCGCGTGAAACCTGGAGCGCCGGGTCGGTCAGCCGCACCTCCCAGTACCTCGCCGTCACCGTGGCGGGCAGCAGGTGGATGGCGTACCCGTGCGCGGGGTCGACGTAGGCGGTGCCCTGGTAGCTGTAGACCACGCCGGCGGAGAGATCCGGCGATGTCGCCGATGCCGACAGCTGCATGGTGGCCCCCGGCCCGGCGTTGACGATCAGCAACACCACGGCGTCGACGGCCAGGTGGGCGCCGAGGTCGGCGCGCAGCGCCAGCTCCGGCCCATCCTGCTGATGGACGCGGGCCACATGCTTGCCCTGCAAGCGGTCCACCCCGAGCGTCGCCGGTCCGGGATGGAGGGCGGTCAGCTGTGCGCCGTCGGCCAGGTTGATCCAGCCGACCCGCGCCGTCTTCTCGTTGTCCATATTAGACCTCGTCAGACCTCGATCACGAGCTCGGTCCACTCGCCTTCCGATACCTCGGCCACCACCCCGACCTGGCCGGCCTCGAGACCGTAGTCGTCCCACTGAATCACCACTTCGTCGCCGAGGTCGAAGTAGAAGGGAGGGGTGTCGGGCACGCAGCTGAAATGCGCCCGGTTGCCCAACCAGTGCGAGAGCTGCGCCTGCAGCACGGTTTCGCAGTCGACCTTGTGCGCGAGGCAGGTCTCAACGATCGCTGGATCCTGGGCGCGGAGGTGCAACAGGTCGCGGGTGGTCAGATCCTTGGCCTCGGCGGTCTCCTGGGCCCGGCCGAGCCAACGGCGCCGCTCGGGCCCTCCAACCGGATCGACTGCGCCGGGGGTATCGTCGCCTTTCAGCTGGCTCGATTGCTGCGGCGTCCAATTCCGATCGTAGCCGCCCCTGATCCGCCAGGGCGGCGGGTAGACGCCAGACGGCAGCTCTTTCGGCCGCAGGTCGATCAGCGTGCCGTCGGCTTTCGACAGCAGGCAGCGCGGCTGGCCGGTTGCCACCTTCCAGGCGCCGACCTGTAGCTGGCCGCGCCAGCTGAAGGAGCCCCAGCCGCCCGGCGCGAGCAGCCGCTGGATCAGCTCCAGGATGGTCGGCTCCTCCGAGTGCGACACATAGAGCTGCACCTCGCCCGGCCGGTCGGCGGCGAACCGGGCGAAGTGCACGGCCGACTTCCGCGCTGCCGGCAGACCGCCGCGGCGGAACGCCAGGTCCTCGATCACCTGGGCGGCGGTATTGAGGTAGACGCCGTCGAGTATGAGGCCGTCGAAGTCGCAGGTCACGTCGCCGACCGGCTCGGCGGAGAGGCTGAAGGTGGACGCGGTCAGGTCGACGGTGGGCACATCGGCCGGCAGAAGCGGCACGCCGGCGACCCGGACGGCCCGCAGGGCGCGCGATCTGCCGTCGTTCCACTGGTAGGTCGGCGGGTTGTTTCCGACACGAGTGGGCGTGACGTTGTTGCAGGCGCCATACCCGATCGGCTTTCGCCGGTTGGCGATGTCAGGCAGCGCCGTGTCCGGATAGGTCGCGGATTGCGCCGGCTTATCAAGCAGGTAGTCCCAATCCCTCAGTCTGACGCGCACGGTGTCATCGTCACCGGGCACCACATCCCTGGCAGTGCACTCGAACACGACCTCGGTCGAGCCGTCGGGCAGTGGCTGCCGCAGCTCCACCGGCCGGCCGTCGACCGCGACCCGGCGCAGCAGGCCGCTCCATTCCCCCTCCCGATTGTCGATCTCCAGGTCGCCGAGGCTGGCAGTCGCCCAGCCGCCGACCGTGCCGCCGTTGAGCAGCGAGCGCGAGAAGGTAGGCGTGCGCAAGCCGTCAACGAACTCCTGATGGTCGCGGTCGACGTAGGTCTGGGTGCCGAAGCGCAGCATGACGTCCCCAATGTCGAGGGTGATGCGGTCGCGGCGCGCCCCAAAGGGAGCCGCCGCGAAGGGAGAGGTGCCGAACATGACGTAGCCCTGGGCAGTGGCGAGAACGATGCGCCCAGCGGAGCGCGCCGGTGCCGGTGCCACCGCGGCCGGGACCGGCGGCTGCCAGACCGGGCGGCGACTGAAGCCTTTCAGGACGACGAGCGACGCGAGCTCCGGACGCGCCGGCGGCCGCGGCAGGCTGTCCAGGTCGATCGCCGTCGGCGCCGGCGCCGGCAGTGGCCGATCGTCGATCTGCACCAGGTAGAGCCGCATCACGCGGCCCGTCCGGCGTTCGGCAGCGTGCCGGCGTCCCCGGCCTTCTTGAGCAGGGTCCGCAGCGCCGCGAGCGCCTTTTCCTGCCGCGCCCCGGTCGCCTTCAGCGCTTGGAGAAGCGCCTGCTGATCCTCGGACTTGAGCACGATGGCTCGCACCACCTGCTGCAGGGCCTCGACCACCGCCTGGTTGTCGGTGACTACCGTGGTGGTGGTGGTGTTGCCGCCGGCGACCCGCCGCATCAGGTCGACGCTGGCCCGGCTGGTCATGACCAGCGAGCCGGTCGGCAGCCGGATCAGCTCCGGACCGGCGTCGTTGACCATGGTGAGGCCGGACGCCGGGCCGCCGACGGCATGCGGCAGTCGGTTGATCGCGTCGACGATCGTCGAGTAGCCGTCGGCCGCCTTCATCGCCGGCAGGCCCGCTACCTCGCCCATGATCTTGCGCCAGAAATCGGTGGCGCCGGAGGACCCATACAGGGCGGTGTAGGCGGTCAGCAGCCGGTCGGCCGAGTTGGCGATGCGCCCGAGCGCGTCGTTGTCGTTGGCGGCCGCCTTGGCCAGATCGCTCTGGTACGAGGCGAGCGCGTTGGTGTAAGCGACCCCAGTGCTGACACCGGCCGAGCTGGTGCCCAGCTTGGCGCTGAGCCAGTCGTAGAGCGACTTGGACGATTGCGTCAGCGCCGCCGTCGCTTCGGCCGCCGATCTGGCCTGGGCCGCCTGCCGCTCGAGGGCGTGGGTATACTGCAGGGCCTGGCGCAGCACAGGGTCGGTGACCGCCGCCAGCTCCTGTGCCTGCGCGATCTCCAGTTGTCGCAAGTCGTAGGCTTGCTGCGACACCTGACCGAGAGCGACCTGAGCCGCCATGTTGCGCGTGGCGTAGTCCTGCAGCACCTTCTGTTGGACTTGCCAGGCTCTTACCTCTGCCCAGGTCGCGGCGACGTCCTCGCCCAGCGCCCGGAGCGCCGCACCTCCCTCAAGCAGCTTGGTGACGGCGGCCGCATCGTCGCCGACCGCTACCATGATCGACCCGAGCTGCTTGGCGAGCAGGTCGAGCGTCGGCCCGACCGGCTGCCCGGCTGCTTGCATAGCCATCGCCGCCTGCCGCCAGCCCTCGAACGCGCTCAACGTCGTGTCGACGAAGGACAGCCCAGACAGCTGGCGCCGCGCCGCGTCGAACATGCGGGTCGCGGCGCGCGAGAAGGACTCGGCCAGGCCGTCCGTCGTCACCCCCAGTTCGGCAGCCCGGGCCTGGGTCTGCACAAACTGCACCGACATCGCCATCAGCTGCTGGCCGAATTGATCCGGTGCGGCCTTGGCGATGCCGTCGAAGGCCTTCGTGAAGTCCTGAGACGCGAACTGGATGTTCGCGACAAGCTGCTCGACCGGCAGGCCGATGGACGCCTGCAGGGCACGCTGGATGTTCTGGGCGATGATCGGATTGCCGTCCTGCGCCCACTTGGTCGTGCCGTCGGAGAGGATGGCCTGCAACGTCTCGGACACCAGGGCAGCGGCCAGGGCGGTCGGGTCGCTGTACTGCGTCCGGTTCCCCTCGCCGCGGTTGATGTACCAGGACCGGTCCTTCTCGAAATATTGTACCTCGGGCAGGACACGGCTCTGGGTGTTGGTCGCGCCGACCGCGTTCAGGGTCGCGTTGAGGGTCTGGGCTATGGAGGTCACGACCTGCGATACCGCGTCGGTGCTGCCACCGTTGTCGGCGACCGCCCCGCGCGACTCGAAGGTGTTCCCGTATCCGGCACCCAGCGACGCAGCGCTGTTCGGGCCGACGGACTTCTTCTGGGTGCCGATCAGCCCCATGATGCCACCCACTACGGCGCCGATGCCAAGCCCGATCGGGCCGCCGAGCGCCCCGAGCCCCATGTAGCTGGCGAGGCCTGCCGCCCCGGCGCCCAGCGCAGCACCCGACAAACCGCCGACCGCTTTCGAGTTAGCGGCGGACCCGATCATGCCACCCAGAAACCCGCCGAACGCACCGGCACCGGCCGCGCCGAGATAGGCGGACAGGCCGCCGGTCACCCCGGTAGCGGCCGTCCCGGCACCAGGCTGGTAGGCCGCGGCAAGCTCGGCGGCGGTGAGGTGCGGATTGGCAGCCTGAAGCATGGCGAGCTCGGAGGCCTGCACTGCCGCCGACGGCGTGGCATAGGTCAGAGATCCGACCCCGAGGGATTCCGCCCCCCACATGTCGATGGTACCCATCAGACCCTGGCCGCCGACAGCCTTGTCGAGGGCCCAGCCGCCGGCCTTCTGCAAGCCGAAGCTGGTCAGCTGCCCCATTGCGCCGCCGCCGCCGGCGACTGCGCCGCTGCCGGGCGAGCCGGAGGAGAACAGCGAGGAGACCCAGGCCCACAGGCCGGAGGCCGCCCGGCCGATCACACCGGCATAGCCGGTCGCCGCGGTGGCCAGCACGCCGGCGCCGTTGGCGGCCATGGCCTGGGCCTCGGCCGCGCTGATGGCGTTCTCCTCCAACTGGGTCATCGGCTTGACCACGCGGTCGGCCGCCGCGCCGGCCTCTTCGGTTGCGGTTCCGACGCCGAGCGCCGCATCGACCGCTGCGCGCTGCGCCTCGGTAAGCGCCTGCTGGGTACTGACCGCCTGCTGCTGCTGGGCGATCGCGTCGAGCTGCAGCTGCAGCCCCTTCTCGTCGATCGCCGCGACCTTCTGGGCGACCCCACCGGCCCGCTCGTAGGCCACGGCGCTGCTCTTGACCGCCGCGACATAGGCGGCTCCGCTGGTGGTGACATGGCCCGAGTAGGTGGAGAGCGCCCGATCGAGGTCGCCGCCGGCTCGCACCAGGTGTTCTTTAAGGATGCGGGCGCCGACGTCGATGTTCTGAGCCGGGTCGTAGGCATCGGTCATGCCGTAGGCGCGGACATTGGCTGGCATGATCTGCATCAGCCCGGCGGCGCCGCTCGTCCGGTTGCGCGCCGCCGGGTTCCAGCTCGATTCCTGCTGGATGATGCCCTTGATGACATTCGCGTCGAGGCCGTATTTCTGCGCGGCCGCCTGGATGATGCCCTCGAGGTCGCCGGCGTCCTTCACAGCCACCGGAATGGCGGTGCCCAGGTTTCCGGTCATCGCCTCGATGTCGAGCGCCGCTGACCGGCCGGCGACCTGCACCCACATCGGGTTGGTCTCGCTCGCCCCGAGCCCGCGGTTGACCTGCCCGATCAGCCTGTCGATCAGCCCGTTGTCGTTGGCGGCGCGCGGCGTGTTGTCGTTGGCCTGCTGCGGCACAGGACCGGCCATGATCTGCGTCAGCAGGCCGGAGACGGCCGTCTCGGCAGGCTTGGTGATCGCCTGGCGCACCACGATGCGCTTGAGGTCCTGCCCCAGCGAGGCAATCGCGTCGGATGCCTTGCGCGCACCCACCAGCACATCCTCGAAGGCGGTGCCGATCGGCTGGGCGATATTCGCCGCATTCTGCGCCGCCTCCTGCAGCAGCGCGTTGACGCGGGCCAGTTCGCCGGCCTGGCGGATGTAGGCCTGCGTGCCGGCATCCGCGAGGTTCGCCCCCTTGTCCCGCAGGTCATTGGCGGCCTGGAGCATGGCGATCTGCTGCGCCCGGGCGGCGTTGGATTGGCCGAGCAGGGCAAATTCGGCGTTGGCCAGCTCCACCGAACGCCGCTGCTCGGTCGCCATTTGCGCGAACTGGGCGTTGCGTTGGGCGATATCCCGGGCCGCGACGCCGCGGGCCAGGCCGGCGATCTCATCGCCGTCACGCCGGGGGTCGAGGCCGCGCCGGCGGGCCTCGGCCAGCACCTCGTTGGCCAGCGTCGCCTCCCGCGCGGCCACGGCGCCCTGCGCCCAGGCGGCGGCGAGCCGTTCGGCGTCCTGCGTCTGCTCCTTCAGGTGCGCCGCGAACTGCGCTGCCTGCAGGGCGCGCTGGGCGTCGTCCAGCTTGCGCAGGCGGTCGACGATCTGGTCATAGGGCTCGACCGTACCGCGGGCCACCTCGGCCAGGGCCTTCTGGTGGATCGCCGCTTCCCTCACCGCGGCGGAGGAAACCCCATAGGCCCGGGCCAGCAGCTCGTTTCCGCGCACCTCGGCGGCAGCGGCGCGGATGGTGTCGGCAACCGCTACGGTCAACTGCAGGAGCGCCTCTTTGCGGCGCACATCGCGGATGTCGTCAGCCGCAGCCCCGCGCAGCCGGCGGTCGCGGATCTCCTCCTCGGCCCGTAGGTCGGCCTGGGCGAGAGCGCGCTGGACCGCGTTGCCGCGCATAGCCTCCGACAGCCGCTCATAGGCTGCGGCCTGCTCCTCGACATACTTCGCCGCCGCCGGGTCGGGCGGACCGCTGCGCGCGTTGGAGGTCCCTGCGGTCCTGGGGGCGCCCGTGCTGGTCTTCGGCGCCGCGGCGGCCTCCTCCTTCTCGAGCTTGGACAGCTGCTGCAGCAGCTCGATACGGCGCAGGATGATCCGTTCATGCGCCGCCTGGACCCCCTCCGTCTTCTCGGGCAGGCGGGCATACTGCGCCTCGAGTTCGCCAAGTTCCTTGCGGAGGCCGGCGATCTGCTCAACCCGGGTAGGGGCGATTCCGCCGGAGGTCTTCTCCAGCAGCCATGCCAGCCCTTCGAGGCCGCGGATGACGATCGGCTGGCTGGCCAGGGCGTCCAGCAGCCGGTTGTAGGCCGCAGTCACCCGCTCGAGGGCAGCCCCAAGCGGGCTGAGGCTCAGCTCATGCAGGCCGTCGAACTGGCGATGCAGCGCCCCAACGGCGACCGACAGCATGCCGGCCTGGTCGCCGTGCCGCGCCATGGTCTCGATCTGCTTGCGCTCGCTGGTCGTCAGGAAATTGAACTGATCGTCCAGCTTCCGGATACCCTGGTAGCCCTCGGTGAGGGCGTCGGTCAGCGTCTTGACCGCGCCGGCGACGTCGCCGGTGCTGGCCGCCATATCCCTGGAGATCGACACCACATCGCCGACCAGGGCCGCAGGCAGGCCGCGGGCGCCGGCGAGGGTACGGACCGACGCATAGGCTGCATCGCTGCTGACCCCTTGCTGGCGCATTTGGGCCTCGATCCCACGGAGCTGCGTCGCCGTCACCCCTGAGGCATTGCCCATTGCCTGGATGTCGACCGTCAGCTGCCGGGTATGGGCGCTGACCTGCACTGCCCGGCCGACGATCAGCGCCATGGCGGCGAGGAGCGCCGTGATCCCGGCGATCGCCAGCGTCACCGGCGACATCAGCAGGGTGATAGCGGCGCGCAACCCACCCACCGCCATCACGGCCTGCGGGCCCTGCTGGGCGATCGCCATGATCGGGGACTGGCCGCTGGCCAGCTGCACCCCGAGGTCCTGGATCTGATAGCTGAGGTTGGTGACCTGGTGTGCGGCCAGCTTCACCGAGCCGGCCGCCGCGGTGGCGGCACCGGACTGCTCGGCGAGCGCCTTGGTCAGCGCGGCATGGCGTTCCGGGCTGATGCGCTGCTCGGCGAGCGCCTTATCGAGCAGGGCCTGGTCGGCGGCCGCCTGTCGGGCTGCCGCCCCCGTCTTGTCGAGCCGGTCCTCGAGGTCCTGCAGGGCCGAGGCCTGCTGGCGCGCCGCGATCGCCGCCGGCGACATGGCCTCGGCAACCCGACGCTCATCCGCCGCCAGCTCCTCGGCCGACTTCCCGGCTGCCGCGGCGCCGGCGCGCAGCGTGGCCAGGGCCGCCTCATAGCGCTGCTGGGCGGCGATGCCGGGATCGATCTGCGCCATCACCCGACCATAGGAAGTGGCGAGCTGCTCCTGCTCCTTCTTCAGCGCCGCCGTCTTGGCGACCGCGGGATCGTGCTGGGCGGTGTAGGCGGCGAGGATGCGGGCGCCTTCCGCCTCCTCGATGCCGGCGCGACGGATGGTGTCGCGCAGCTCGGCGAGCCCGGCCTCGTACTTGCGCTGGGCGACGTCGACCAGCCCGAGGGATTCCCGGTAGCGGTCGAGCGCTTGGTCCGCTGCGGCAAAGGCCGCCGTGATGTCGTCGAGGCGGCGGGCGGAGGCTTCGGCGTCCCCGGTCATCAGCGTCAGCCGGGTGGCGCCGGAGGCACCGCTGCCGGTCGTCTGGTACTTCAGCGCGCCGATCGGGATGACGGTGCTGGCCTGCCGCGAGACGCCGGTGTTGTCGTTGATCGTCTTCTGGACCGCGCTCACGCCCCGCAGCGCGGTCTCCAGCCCGCGGGCGCCGGCGATCCACTCGGCGAAGGAGGCCCGGCCGGCCTGGAAGTCGGCGTTGAGCAGCTGCAGGGCTCGGGCGGTGCCGTTGACTGCCGACGTCGCTTCGGCGGCTGTCTCATAGACCTTGGCCATGGCGCCCGCCCATGACCCGGCAGCGGCCGTCGCCGCGGCGGCACCGCGGGCCATGGCGTCCGTCGCCGCGATCTTCGCGCGGACGGCGGCCATATCCCTCTCGTGCTGGGCGATCACCTTCTCGAGGGCGATCTGCTCACGCGCCTGCAGAACGAGCCGTTCCTCGGCTTTCTGCGCAGCGGACAGCTCGGACGCTTCAAGATCGTCCTTCGCCCGCTGATACTGGCGGGTCACCGCGGTCAGTCTGGCGGTCAGCCTCTCGGCATCGCCAAATTGCCGGAGGATCTGCTCGCCGGTCCTGCCCTGCCGACGCACCTGAGTTTCGAGCACCTCGATGTGGCCACCGGCATTTTCGGCCGCCGCGCCCATCTTGTTAAGCGCGGACGTGGTCGCATCGATGGCATCGGTGGCGCGGTCGTCATACCCGACGACCAGCGTCTCGACCTGCTGCTGTTCTGCTGCCATGGCGACCTCAGCGGCGGCTGGTGATGATCAGGGCGGGGGATTCCACCGGCTTGCCCAGCCGGCGGCGGGACCGGCCCTTGTTGGTGACCTGCTCGGCGCGCAGCAGGTACTGTCCGGGGAACCGCATGGTGTAGACCCGCTTCACGGTGACGAAGTCGCCGTAGCGGGCGGCGATCGCCTTGGCCGCGGCGTCGAACAGCCCGGGCGGGACGCTGAACGTCAGAGACTGATGGCCGACGAGCTGCACGTCGACCTTGCGGCTGTACGGCTGGGTGTTGCCGATGACGATCTCGGCGCCGGGCGGCACCGCCCCCGGCTCGAAAACAGAGGCCGGGATGAACCGGCCGTTCACCCCGACATAGAAACCGTCCCGGTAATGCGCCGTCTTGCCGGTCTTCGGGTTGATCGGCGCCGCCGACCGCGGCGGCGAGCGCGCGATCAGGAACTCGAGGGCAAAGGCGGTGACGGCGCCGAGGCTGGAGAAACGGTAGACGATCTGCCCGCCGCCGGCGGGTGCCACCGTGTCCTCAGGAGCCCCTTCCCTGCCGTCGACCCACCAGCGGTAGGACGGCGATGCCCGTCCGGCGGCGATCAGCGCGTCACGCTCGCGCCGCGCCACCTCCGCCAGCCGGCGGGACTGGGCCGCCGGCGACAAGGTGCGGTCAATGAACAGCGACAGCTGGCGCTGGAAGGCGCGGACATTGCCCATGGGCGACCTCACTCCACGTCGCCGGCCTTGGCGGCCCGGTCGACCTGCTCGGCGTGCCAGACGAGGAACACCTCATCCATGGCGCGCAGCAGTTTCAGCAGGCTGTCGGGATCGAGCCGGTGCTGCGCCGCATAGGCCATCGCCGCGGCCCAGGGAATCCGGCAGGGCGTGGCCGGTCCGAGGCCGCCGCCGCGCCACTGCCGGTCGTCGGTGAGGTCGTGCCACGCGCGCCACGCCCATTGGCACCAGGGTTCGACCTCCACCGCCTCCTCGCCGCCGGCACGGTGGGCGGCGATCGCCGCCGCCGCGTCCGGGTCCTCCTCCGCGAGCTCGTCCAGCAGCTCATCGGTGGCGGCCCGGCCGGCGAGCCAGTCCCGCAGCGCCGCCGTCAGTTTCCCTGGGCGGCCTGCAGATCCTCGGCCTTGGCTTCCGCCGCCATCGTGGCGGCGGTGAAGGCGAGGTCGAGCAGCCGGGACCCGCGCGGCTCCAGGATCAGGTCGCAGAACTCGGCGAAGGTCAGCGCGCGGCCGCCGATGATGCACTGGTCGACGTCGACCAGGCTGTGCTGGATGAGGCAGCGGGCATTGATCGCGCGCTTGGTCGAAACCGGCAGCCGGTTGGCATCGCCGCCGAACCCCTTCGCCGCGCTGCGCTGCTGGCGGGTCTGGGCATCATAGTAGGCGTCCGGCAGACCGCGGGTGCGGATGCGCAGGGCGCGGTCGGGATCCGGCGTGATCCAGACGCCGTCGCGCGCCACGGACTCGTCGACCAGCAGGTCGGCGAGATCATCGATCGGCTGCGCCGCCGGGGCCGACTGCGCGGCCGGCGTGGAGACCGGATTGGCCTCGTGGATCTCCTGCGAAACGATTTCGGTGTGCATCTTGGTCTCTCTCGCTTGGTCGTTGGTCGGAGACGCGATGGGTGGGCGGGCGCCGACCAACGCCCGCCCCGGCTCGCGCGAACCGTCATGCCGCCCGATGGGCAGCCTCTGTCCCGTTGGCCGCCGGGATTCCGGTCACTGGTAGTATTCGATGCGGTTGAGAAGCAGCTGCGCCCCGGTCAGACTGTCCTTCGAGGCGCTGAACCGCGGCGCCAGCGTGACGTCCTGATTCTTGCCGCCGACGGCCGGGTCGCCCTCCTTCGCGGTGAGGCGCGGCGCCTCCCAGATCATCGCCCGGCCGCCCTTCTCGAGGCGGCAGTTGACGCCGACCTGCTGGCCGGTCTCGATCAGCTGCAGCAGCGAGCTCGAGCCGAAGAAGGTGTCCAGCTCCACCGCGACGTCGCACGAGCCGTCGGCGATCTCGACCGGGCCCGGAGAAAATGCGTCGCCGTCGGACAGCGCGTCGCGGGCCCGCAGGTTGTTGTTGATGGTGAACTTGATGGACCGCGCCCAGTCGGGCCGGCCCAGGGCGGAGCCGCCGACCCCGATGCGCCCGCAGTTGGCCGAAAAGGCCATCACCGGGTATGCCGCCATGTCGGGCGCCTCGTCCGGCGTGTCATCCAGCGACACCGTGCCCGAGCCGCCGCCCATCCCCATGAAGGATACCGAGCCGGTCGCCGGCTTCTTGGCCGCCCCGCCGAACTCCAGCGTGTTCACACGCATGCCGGCCTGGACGATGTAGGTCGGCGTGGTCTGCCCCATGTAGCCCCGCTCCAGCGAGACGCTGCGGATCGCAACGCCGTTGCGGATGGTATCGCCGAACCACAGGCGGATCGTCTTGCCGGCGCCGGCGTCGACCGCCCAGCCGGCGGCCGGCCGGTTGTCGAGCGTCAGGGCATGGGCGGCGATGCCGATGATGCGCGCCCAGACGTTGCAGCCATCCGTGTCGAAGCGGTAGCCGGCGGCGGTGCCGCCGATCTTGACCCACTGCCCGACCGACAGGCCCAGCGTGGTGAAGTCGAGCGCGGTGGATGCGAGCCCGGTCAGGGTCGCCGTGATGTCGCCCGCCGCCCCCTCGGCGCCGACCACCTTCATCCTGGCGGCGGCCCCGGGGGCGGCGTCGTCGACCAGTCCGGAGGCGGCGAAGGCCGGTACGGTGGCGGATCCCGTGGTGACCTTGCGCACCCCGTTGTTGGCGGCGCTGAACCCGGAGAACAGCACCAGGTGCCCGGCGGCGAAAGCGGTACCGGCGGCGACCGCAACCACCTGGGTGGCGGCCGTGACGCTGGCAATCGCCGACGCCGGCGTGCCGTCGTTCTCGCGGGAGGGCGTGTTGACCCAGTCGTTGCAGAAGGCCGAGGCAATCTCGGCGTCGAGCAGCGAGCCGGGGACCGGGTAGTGCCATTCGATGGCCAGCTGCCCGCCGTTGGTCTGGCCGACCGCCATCGGGTCGGCGTTCATGCGGTCGTCGCGCAGCTCGGCGGAGTCCTCGTAATCGGTCTTGGAGGTCAGCCCGATCGAGGTGACGCGCTGCTTGCGCATGCGCGGGTTGGCGGGAGTGGTGCCGGGCACCGATTCCGCGACGCCGGTGAGACGGACGCGGTTCGAACTGGTCATGGACGGCTCCTTTCAGCCATGAAAAAAGCCGCCCGGAGGCGGCTTGCTGTCAGACGGGGGGCTCAGCCGGCGGCCGCGGCCTTCTCGGCCTTCCTGGCGGGCTGCTGCGGGGCGATGTGGCCGAGCGCCACCCAGCGCTCGAAGGGCAGCGGCCCATCGATGTCCGCCGGCGTGACGGGCTGGCCGACGGCAAAGCGCCGGGTCGGGGTGCAGAACTCCTTGGCGACCTTGTACTCGTTCATCTCTCAACCTCTCTTCCACTCGATGATGACCTGCATGCTCCACCAGTTCCCGGCATCGTCGGTGGAGCCGATGGCAGGGAAGGTGACGTCGCCGAACTCGATCGAGCCCGTATCGCCGCGGCACATCTCGGCGAAGGCCCGCAGCACTTGGCGGCACAGCCGGCTGCCGGTGCCGACCGGCACCATGGCCAGGACGAGCAGCTCGCCGGTCTCCACCCAGCGCTCGGCACGCGGGTCGCCGGTGCCGATCGACTGCTGGTCCCACAGGCGGCCGTCGACCAGCACCTTCAGCCAGTGCTGCGGCCGGTCCTGGTCGTCATAGGGCGGGGGCGGCGTGAACGGCTCGTTGTCCCAGCTGATCGGGCAGGTCTCAGCCTGATCGGGCCACTGCGCCGCGACGAAGGCGCGCAGCAGGTCGAATGCGATGTCGGTGGCCATGTCAGCCTCTTGCCTGGATCCAGAACAGCCCGGCACGCGGGCCCGGGTCCTGGATGGTCAGGGACCGGCCGGTGCCGCGCTGCCAGCCGCCGGCGCCGTCGAACTCGGGGTCGAGCACTACGGTGTCACCGTGCAGCACCGGCAGCGGCCAGCCGGCAGCGGCGAGGTCGGCCGCCAGGACGATGACCTGGTGGTCGCCCTGCACGATGTTGCCAGCCAGCTCATGCACGCCGAAGGCGCGCGACAGCCCCTTCACCACCACGGTGATGAAGGGGGTCGGGCCGCCGACCTGGCGGCGCAGCACCACCGGCCGGCCGCGACGATGGATCAGTTTGGAAACGTTGCGCGACATGGGTTTACCCGATTACCGGGCAGACCAGGTTTTCCGAGCGCAGGCCGGCCATGATGTCGGCCGGGATGCCGGAGCCGCCCGGGCCGGTGCCGCCGATCCAGTATTCCTCGCGGGTCGAGCCCTCGATCGACAGCGCCTTCAGCGCCAGGTCGCGGCCGGCAGCCTCATGGCGCAGCCGGACCAGCCGGATCACCGCGCTGCGCAGCGCCGCCGGCACATCGGCCATCACCCAGCCGGCCGTCCCGGCAATGGTAACCGCCCCACCCCAGCTCTGCCGGTCGACGCGAGCGAGCAGCAGGGCGTCGGAATCCAGCGTATAGGCCGCGGGATCGAGCGGCACCCCGTCGACCGCCACGACCAGCGTGGCAGGGTCGAGCCCGGGCCGCCAGGGCAGGATCAGCTGGCGGACGGCGGCAGCCTCCGCCGCGGTGTAGGCGATGGTGACCGCCTCCTCGAGGAAGGTCCGCCGCCGCCGCTGGTCGGCGGCGACGCGGCAGGCGCCGCAGACCAGGTCGCTGTCATCGCGGATCCAGCCGGCGAGGACCTCGTCGGAGAGATCCGCCGGCGTCACGCCCAGCTCCGCCCGCACGCGGGCGGCGTCCACCAGGGAGCGGTCGCCGACCGGCGCCGCGACGGTCAGCGTCGGCATGTCAGGCCGCCGGCTCCGACTGGGCCTTGCCCTTGCCCTTCGGGTCGGGCTTGGCCGCCTCCTCGCCGGCCGGCGGCTCGGCCGTGGGATCCTCGGCCTCGAGCGCCTCGGCCACCTGGCGGTCGATCAGCGACCGGGCGCGAGCAGGGTCGAACTTGGCGACGTCGCCCGTCAGATAGGGCGGTGCGGGCTTGGTGAAACGGACAGCGGTCATGGAACTCTCCTCGGGTCAGGCGGCGCCGGCTGACCGGCGCCGCGCGGGATCAGGTGGGGGACGGCAGGCTGTCGAAGCCGCCGAAGGACCAGGCGGCCACCAGCTGGGCGGTGTCGGTGTCGGCCGCCGACAGATCGGGCTGGAAGACCACCCGGACGTAGCGGCGGGCGCCGGTCAGGCAGACCTTGCCGGTGACCTGGCCGGAACCGGTGGCGGTGGCCACCACGCCGGCCGGGCCGAAGCTGGCGAAGTCGGCCCAGGCGGCGCCGTCGGCGGAGTCCTGGACCTTGTAGGCGCCGATCGACAGCGTCTTGCCGGCGCCGAGCGTCGCGGTGAAGAGCAGGCTGACCAGGGCGGAGGCCGGCAGGCCAAGCGCGGCCCGGTCGATCGAGAGGCCGTTGACCACGGCGTTGTCGCCGGCGGCGCCGGCAACGATGGAGGTGACGGCCGAGCCGGCACGGGCGGTGATGACCGACCCGATGTCGGTCTGCAGGATGCGCAGCATGGGGAGATGCTCCCAGGTGTCAGGGGGATAGGCCGGCCGCCGTCGCGGCCGGCATCACGAACCGGTCAGCGCCACTTGACCGAGACGATGACGGCCACGGCACCGTCGTGCCGCATGTGGAAGTCGTGTTCCGCGATGCCGCGGAAGAGGGTCTCGTCCCGCTCGAAGGCGTTGCGCTGCGTACCTCCCTCGTCCGTGTAGGTGCTCTCGGTCGACATGGCGAGGGACAGGGTGAGAGCGTCGAAGATCATCGCCTGCGACATGTCGCCGAACAGGATTTCGGTTTCGTCGCCGCCGGCCCCGAGGTTCTGCGGAATGCGCGTCGTCGTCTTGAAGGGGTAGCCGCGCAGGGTGCCACGCGCGGTCATTTCCTCCTTGTAGACGTAGAAGCCGTTGCTGTTCTTGAGGTTCAGCAGGAACTCCTTGATGCGCGGGTTGAAGAACCAAACCGGCTGCAGCATCGGGATATCGCCCAGCTCCAGCGCCAGGATGGCGGCCGACAGCTCCTGGTCGATGCTCTCCAGGTCGAATGCCGCCTTCGAGGGGATCCGGTTCTGCGGCAGCGCGATCGTGCGCATGCCCTTCGGCCATTCGCCGGTGCCGTCGCCGCGCAGGAAGGCGAGGTCCTCGGTGCCGGCGAGACCGAGCACCACGTCGTCCTGCACCATCGCATCGGTGGCGGACGAGGTGTAACGCAGCCAGTCGTTGGACACCGGCGTCAGCACCGTCAGCTTCTTGAAGCTCGCCACGATGTTGCCGGTCCCGAGCTGCTGCGTCCCGGCCTTGGCGCCCTCGCCGCCATAGGTGCCGGTGACGCCGCTGGTCTGCTTCGGCATCCGCATGGTGCCCCGCGGCATCGGGATGACCCGGGGCCCCGAGGCGCGCACCACGGTGCGCGGCCGCAGCAGCTCGATCACCTCGTTGGCGACGTCCTCCGCCAGCGTCGCACCGCCGGAGGCCGCCACGGCGGTGTTGAGCGACTTGGTGACCGGGTGGGACTCGCCCATGTGCTTTTCGGCCCACTGCTGGGCCAGCATGTGGTTGCCGCCGGCGTGGTAGAGCGCCTTCACGAGGCCGCCGAGCTTGGCGACCTTGGTGGCCGGCTGCGCCGGAGCGGTCGGCATCACCGGGGTGTTGGGCTGGCCCACGGTGGGCTCGGCGGTATCGGCGGCCAGCTGCTGGGCCTTGAGGGCCCGCTCGATCTGGGCCTTGAGCGCGACGACTTCGGCCTCCTTCTTTTCGAAGGCCGCCGCGTCGGCGGTCAGGGTCCCCAGCTCGTCGACCGCCTTGGCGTACTGCTGGCGGAGAAGCGTGATGTTCATGATGACTCCTTGAAATGAAAAAGGCCGCCCTTCCGGACGGCCCACGGCCCTTCGCCAGCGGCGACAGAGGGTTCAGCAGATGGCCAGGCGCAGCGCCTTCACGCGCCGGTCCCGCGCGGCCTTTTCCGGGGCGCTCGCCTCGTCCGGCTTGCCGGCGGCCCCTTCGATCAGGTCGACGGCGGCCTTGATGTCGGACTCGTTCGCGGCCGACAGGACCCGGCCGGCCTTGATGATGGCGGCGCAGCTCTTCGCCCGCGCCACGGCCGCCGCCTTGGTGACCGGGGCGGCCAGCAGGGCCGAGCAGTCGGCGCCGCACGAGCCGCAGAACTTGGTGACGCAGGGCGTGCCGCAGCTGGGGCAGCTGCGCGGCTCGGCATCCTCGCCGGCGACCCTGGCCAGCAGCTCGGCGACCTCCTCGGTGGTCATCGCCACCAGCGCCTCGCCCATGGCATTCATGGCGGCGGCCAGCATGCCGGGCACCGGCGAGGCGTCCTCCTCGAGGGCGGCCTCCCAGGCGACGTCGGACTGCAAGAAGCCGAACTGGCGCAGCAGGTCGGCCATCCAGGCGACGTCATAAAGGGACTTCACCACCAGCTTGGGCGGCGACGCCGTGTTCGTCGAACGGGTGACCAGTTTCCAGCCGGGCTCAAGCACCAGCGGACCGGTACCGCTCTTGTAGGCGGTCCACATGGCGGCCAACCGCTTGCGCTGCTCGTCCGTCATGGGCCCGGTGACCCGGATAGCGACCGGCGAGGCCTCACCGGCCCCGGCGGACCGCTGCACCACCAGGGCGTCGGCCTGGGCGGGGATCGAGACGAAGGAGAACTCGAGCAGCTCGGAGGCGGTGAACTCGAAGCCGCCCGACGTGAGCGGCTTGACCTCGAGCGGGTTGAAGCCGACCGACACGCCGTTGATCGCGCCGGCCTTGACCAGCTTGCAGATGCGGTCGGCGGTGGGGTCGAGCCCCTCCGCGTAGAATTCCACCAGGGCCTCGGTCTGCCCCCCCCGCTTGACCAGCTCGAGGCAGCGGGCCACCGGGGCGTCCTGGTTATGGTTCCACAGGACGATCGGATTCTTCAGGAAGTTGGTGGCATCGATCCCTTCCTGCTTCACCACGTCACCGGCGCGGTCGGTGGCATCGGTGGAAATGATGACGCGCACCTGGCGGGGCCCCAGCCCGTCGGCGGCGGCCAGCGTGCTGGGCAGGAACTTGCGCTTGATGGTCATGGAACGGTCCTTTCCGAACCCCGCCTTGAACCGCCGCGGGGAGGGGCGTGCGGCAGGCGTTGAACAAACGTCCGACCGGAGCTATTATTGAGCGTGACCGCCGTGTCGACCGGACAATGCGGGCCGGCGTCGGCCCACCGACAAGGTGGCTCGGCTGACGTATGGGGTAACGTCCATACCCGGCGGTCACCTCGCCTTCTTCAGCGGCAGATACGAGTTCAGATCGGAGAGAACCCGCTCTTCGACGGAACTCGCGCTCCACACTGCGTTTGTAACAATCTCCGTGCGGCTTCGCTTCGAGGTTTTGGGGACACGGATGTTGTAATTGAGTGCAACCGTGATCCGCGCAAAAGACGTGCCACCCGGTTGCCGAACCGCATAGATAAGATTTCCAGTTCTGACATCGAGGTATGCCGGTGCTGTCTTCAGGATTTCTTTGAGTGCGCTGAACGTAGCCGGCGATACGTTTTTCGTTCCCTTTGCCGGCCGAGTCATAGAGGCGACCTCCTCAGACCCGATGGTGACTCCCCGCCGTTGCAGCGTGATCCCTTCGGCCGCAAGTGCGCGTTCGATGTCCGGTCGAACGGTCCCGACCCGACGGACAAAGTGACGGAAGCGGGCTTTCTTTCCCGACCCGACAGCGCCTTGCAGGCGCGCACCCATCGCCTCGAACCAGGCGGCCAGCCTAGTGCCGCTGATCCCGGCAACCTTGGCCCAGCGGCCATTCTTGTCCCGTGGCTGATCCTCATGTCCCTTGGTCACCAGGTCAAAAGGGCGCTGCGCCACCTCCCCGGCGCTCTTGTCCATCCGCTCGCTGTCGGGCGGCCGACCGGCGCCGTCGGGCGCTGATCCGGAGGCGTGGCTGCCGGTGGCCGCCATGTTGGTCGGCGCCAGCAGGGTGTCACCGCCCGGCACGGGCGGCAGTGACCGGTCGAACACCCAGCGAGCCTCGTTCTGCGTCAGGATGCCGCCGGCGACTCCCTGCCGCGCCGTCTGCATGCGGGTCCCCGGGTCGGCCCGGAACAGGTCGGAGAGGTCGAAGTCGACCTCGAGCTGCTGCTCCCAGAGGCGGAAGTGGAAATCCAGGCGCTTTTCCCAGCGGGTGAAGCGCGGGGACAAGGTGTTGTCCAGGTAGTCCGAGTCCTGCGCCGCCACGTTCCCGTTGGTCGCCCGCTCGAGCTTTGCCACCTTGTGCGGCGGCATCCGGAAGAAGCGGCAGATGTCTTCGACCTGGAAGTTGCGGGAGGCCAGGAACTCCAGGTCGGTCGAGGACAGCGACAGGGTCTCGGGCTTGAGCCCCTGTTCGAGCACCGCGGTGCCGCCGGACTTGGCCACGCCGGCGTTGAGCTCCTCCCATTCCGCCTTGATCCTGCGGGCCGCCGGCTCGGACAGCTCCTGCTCGGTTACCAGCACCACGGCCGGCCGGGCGCCGTTGCGCATCCAGGCGGCCGCCTGTTGTTCCTGTGCCAGCGACAGGCCGATCGCGTCAGCCGCGAACCCGATGCGCGGCGAGCCGTAGAGCAGCGAGAAGCCGACGTCCTGCAGATGCAGCACATTTTCGGCCGGCACCCGCAGGCTGCCGGTGCGCCCAAACAGCCGCGCGAAGAGCGACCGCTCGACGTTGCCCGACGGAGCGAAGCTGTAGAACACCGACCCGTCGGTGGCTTCCAGGATGGTCACCCGGTCGGGGTTCATCGGGACCCAGGCCGCCGGATTGCCGCGGCCGTCGGTGATGTTGACGATGTAGGCGTTGCTCTTGAGGCCGAGGCAGCGCTCGACCATGCCGCAGAACTGATACCAGTCCTGATAGTCGTTCGGCCGGCGGAACCGCTCGGCGATCGGGTGGTCGGTGATCTCCACCCGGCCGCCCGGCATCAGCCGCCCGTCGTCCAGCGTCCGATCAGGCAGCTTGCGGTACAGCCGCGGCGTCGCCCGCGCGACGTCCTCGGCCGGAATGTTGACGCAGGCGAAGACGGTCGAGACCTTCATCGCATTCGCCTGGTTGACCGCGATCCCTACTGCCGACCGGGTGTTGATGAGCTCCCGCCAGCCGCCGGACCCGGCGGCACCGGAGGCGGCCGCCCCGTCGGCCGACTTGGCCACCCCGGCGATCGACCCGAACAGGCCGCGCATCAGCCCATCCTCCGCGCGATCAGGAACACGCCGCCGAGCACCAGCAGGCCACCGGTCATGAAGCCTGCCGGCGGCCACGCCAGCCAGGCGCCGTAG